TGGTGGAGTATTGTTACCCGATGGAAGATTTTTTTGTGTACCTTACAATTCAACTACAGCAAGAATATACAATCCTGCTACTGATACAGTAACGACTCCATCAGGTACTTATCCTGGTAGTGATGCATTTGTTGGTGGAGTATTGTTACCCGATGGAAGAGTTTTTTGTGTACCTCACTCTTCAACTACAGCAAGAATATACAATCCTGCTACTGATACAGTAACGACTCCATCAGGTACTTATCCTGGTAGTGATGCATTTATTGGTGGAGTATTGTTACCCGATGGAAGAGTTTTTTGTGTACCTTACAATTCAACTACAGCAAGAATATACAATCCTGCTACTGATACAGTAACGACTCCATCAGGTACTTATCCTGGTAGTGATGCTGCATTTACTGGTGGAGTATTGTTACCCGATGGAAGAGTTTTTTGTGTACCTCGCAATTCAACTACAGCAAGAATATATGGGTTGCCTTTAAGCGCGTCTCTTCCAATGTCCAGGACGCATTCTGCTTTTGATAATAAATTTTAAATCTAATCATGACAAAACAACAATGGCTGCTTTCTCAAATTGCACAATTCCCTGAACTATCCGCTAGGGAATTAACTTCATATTTGAACGATAAGGTATTAGTTAATAATCCAGTTCCTATAGGACAAGTACCTGTAGCAACTACAATAAAAGAAGTAATGGATGTAATTGCTGATGATGAAGTTTTGCTAATTGGAGAAAGCCCGCTTTATGACAAAATTCTTGATGCTAGAAATCAAGGTAGGTTCGATTGGGTGATTGATAATTTAAACGCTTTAAAACGTGGTGGAAAATTAAGTCAGGCAAGTTATGATGCAATTTTAGTATTACTTCAAAGAACTGAATTAGACCCTAATTATCAAGAGCAAATATGGATAAGCCCTGCTGAGTTGGCGGGACATGGGGTTATTTTGGTGAGCGATGTTGAAGAATTAATTTAGTGGGAAGCGATCGCGCAACAACATCTATAGTTCAACCTATAGACATACCAAACCCGCGAATAAAGTTAGCTAATTCTGAGTCAAGTTCTTCAATTTCTCTCTCTTCAATTTCCACTAAAATGCCAATATGTTTAGGGGAATTTCTGAGTTTTCGCAACTTACTAAATTCCCCACTTGACTTGGTTACGTAGCTAGAAGAATCATTTTGGATAAGCTTAAATTTAACCAAAGCATCTAAGATTGCTCCTGAAATATTATCCGCATCAGAACTCTTGAAATTCACAAAATGGCAGCACACGGAAACTGGTTTTGTGAATTTAGGAGTTTTTTGTTTGGCTAATTGAAGAATTACGCCGTTTGTCCATCGTCTATATTTTGGACAAGTGTGAAATCTAGTAACAGCGATCGCTCTCCCATTTTTCCTGACTACTCGGCTGCTACCTCTAGGACGGGCTTTACCCATTCCTCTGCCCTCAATCCAAATTAATGTTTTCATTGATCGCTCATTTCAATAAATCCTTCGGTTCGCAATTCAATATCTCGCACAATTTGATAATTCGCTCTATCCATATTGAGGCACTTGTTCCTGTTTCCCAGTTATGGATAGTTTTTTCTGTGACATCAAGAGCGATCGCCACCTCCCTTTGAATAATCCCTTTAGATTTCCGTAATTCAGCTATTTTATTCACCATAAAAATATTTCAGGAATTACACTTACAGTAACACATTTGCGGTAAAATATTTATGTAGGTAATTAGAATAGGTTTGGCTAAAATGTACTTAAAGCAGTACGTTTCCCTATTTTTGATATGGCTATTAATGCAAATTATTTCCAATTTCGTGGATTCACTTTCAAGCCAGATTCTATCGCTTTTAGTGACAGAGAAACCCAAGACGTAAACATCAATCGAAATGGCACGATTACTACCGTCCAGCTTGTCAAGAAGACAGTGACATTTACTTTGGTTGGGGCTACTGAAGCCGACTTGATACTATTTGAAAATGAACGAGATAATAATGTGTCTAGTTTGATCACTGGTGCAGCCAGCTTTGAGGATATCAACGTTTTTGGATATTTAATCCCAGACGCAATTTTAACTAAGGTTACTCCGTCTAAACCTTTCACGGCAAATGGGATTAACTTTATGGATACAATTGAACTGGGGTATGATTCTCAGGCTTTCAAATAATATGTTCCGGCTCAATAATGTTGATTTACCCGTTTCTCCAGAACCCTTATCTAACATGGGTTCTGTTTGTCGTTTCTGGTATTCGGAAACTGATAGAGGAATGGGTCCGTTATTGAGGGTGAGCGCTTATGCAAATTGGTGGACAAATCCAGGGTGGACAGTTGATGACTTGAATCCCGAAAAGCCTGATTTTATTGGTGATTACTCCACTGTTAGCGTAAATGCAGAATTAGCAGATGTGAGGATTGTCGGTTACAAAAAAGTATCATCAGCCGATGAAGCTTTACCTGATAGTTTTTGGTTTAGTACAGATAAAATTCACTTTTACCAAAAAACTGTCCCAACTGAGGCAGCAATAACTTTCACTTCCAGTATCTTATCTACTGCACCATACACAATATCAATCCCTGATAATTTTACTCCTGCTGCTATTTCTCCTGGCGACAGTTTTGCTCAATCAGGAACATCACTGATAATTGACAGCACTGAGTTAATGGCTATTGGTGATTCAATTACTGTCACTGGCACATTAACCATTAATCCTGTAGTTCAATGCGCGATCGCGTCTTTCATTCTCCCAGTAGAATTTTTAGATCAAGTTGACTGGATTGGTAAAAGTTTTCGCAGTTGCAAAGACATTATTAATCCTGTGCTGTGGGAATTTACTTGGAATCAACCTAGTAAAGTAGCTAATACTTTTATTGATAGAAATTATTTACCTAATTTTCAAGAAAATAATCAAATTACAGGCATTCAAGGAATTGGTTCTCTTACTTACGACAGATAATGACCTTTAGAGGAAGAAAAGAAAATTTAACCACGTCAATTGTCAGGAATCCCCCCGCGTTACCTGTCCCTATGACTGATGGGACTGCAAATTTTGGTGTTAGTTTCCAGGGTTTCCCGTCAGCGAATTTGGAGTATAAGGATATTTCTGAGCAAAATATTAATCAATTTGAATCTGCCTATAATCCCAAAACAGGCAATAAGAGAGTTACGATTTATGGGATAGATTATATCGTTGATGCTTACAGCTACAATCGCCAAAATTATGTATGGAGAAATAGCGTTAGATTTAGTATTTTTACTGTAAGCGTGACTCTAAAATCAGCTATTGAAGAGAAAATATCTAAAAAAGTTAAAGTATTTGAAATTGTTGCTTACGGTGCTAAAAATATTAGTTTGTCAGCGATCGCGTCTAAGGCTGGAATTTCTTATAATGGACCGAGTGCATTAATTCCCATCCCTGCTAATGCTGATAGGAATCTTTCTATATCGGTGGATGATTACGTTGCTAGTGTCGCTGCTGTCAATGGTTGTTATATTTCCTATAGCAATGGGTTTGTGAGCCTGAAAAAATTGGGATCTGGAGGTAGCTGGAATTTTGCTATTCAGGAGATAACTAGCGACGGCTCTAACACTTTGAGAAGGAATAATAAAGGGATTAAAAATGCTGTGTTGACGTGGGGTGATGCAGAGGAAGATGATACTATATCTGTACCAAATTCTCCTGCTTCAACACCATTTACTAGGAAAGAACCATTTACCCAGATTCTCGTAGAAACAGATGAGGATTTTGATAACCCGCCTGAAGGAACGACAGTTTTGCGAGGGATAGATTCTACTAGCGATAAATCTAGCCCCAGTAAAATTAGAAAAACAACTACTATTGTGAATGGCACAACCATGAAGGAAGTAGTAGAAATTGCTAAATTTGAATACACTTCAGAAAATATACATGCAGGTAATGGATTATTATTTACTAATAGACCTGAAAACTTTTGGAAAGTTGTTGAATATCAAGTTACACAACCAGTTTATAAAAAGATATCTGGACTAACTTTGAATATTCAAGCTCTTGCCCCTGATCAATCGGGGGCAAGTAGCCTGTCTCCTAGAATTGTTCCATTGATTCTCCATCCTGACTACGCATCTTTCGGAACTTTTGACTCTACTTTTGGGGGCGGCTCTTTTGCTAATAATGCTGAATATTTAGTTGAGCAGAAAACTACAGGCTGGAAAAGATTGAGGTTTGAACCAGAAAAAGGGACAGAGACGATTGAATATGGAGAAGATAGAGAAGAAGATGAATTTGCTCAAAAGATGTGGGAGTTGTACCAATACAAAAGAATCCCTTTTGAGTCAAGAACCGCATATAAATTAGCTTCTTCTGAACTATTTTATGGCAAAAATAATGACAGCCAACCTTTTACTGTTGAATGGAAAAACTATCAAGAGTTAGAGCCAAGATTAAAAGATAAAGTTAGGGCGAATGGGAACGAAGAACCTACGACGGTTGGTGTTATTTATCCAGATCCAAACTATGCTGCTTCGATGCTTGTGGTAACTGAATCTAAAGTAAATTCATCCTTCGCTTTTACTCCTGACCCAGAATCACAACCAGATGAGCCTCGAAAGCCTAAAATAACTGGGGAGGAGTCATACTATAGAACTGATAGAACAGTAGTCACCCCAAATTTATATAAGGAAAAAATAACTGAGTTCTCTACCCAAAACTCCGGTTTTTCTGATTTGGGTGAGAAAACATCATTCAAAGATATATCTGGTAGACTTCCAGGGGCAATAGTTAAAAAAGTTGATTGGGAGAAAAACGAAGCGACTAAAAACGAGAATGCTTACAATCCTAAACAGCCAACAACTGTTTACTATGCGAATTATAATGAATCCTCTGATTTTGTTGAGGAAGGGGGGAGTAAAAGTTACCCACTGGCTCAATCTGAGAGCCAAGCTAAGACAGCGTTAGAAACTGAATTGAGATTAGAAGCGCTCCAAAAAGATCAGTCCCAGAAAACTATCTTTACTTTTTATCCAGCAATCAGGGATGGCGATTCTGTAGTATCTGAAGGCGATCGCTTTCAGGGTCAATGGATTGTGATGAGCGCATCTTGGTCGCTGGAATTTAAGGGCAATAATAATGCTTTTGGTTTATCGCCATTGTGTATAGCTCAACCAACTTCTGTTACATTAGGGCTATTACCAAACATTAGTGTTTCTGTTACTAGCAAACAAGTAACAGACCCATCAAAGCCGGATGTAACTGGCGATCCAACTTTAAAGGTTTCTGGTGGTAGTGCGAAAGTAATTGGCGATGTTTTGATAAATTCACCCAACAGGAGAAGGTTTTAATGGCTAAAACTCAGAAGCAATTGGCGGAAGAATTAATATCTGTAATTAAGCAATTACAACCAAAATTTTCTATTTCTAATGGGAAATTAACTGATAGTAATGGTACAATTTCTTTAGAGTTGTATGCTCGAAATACAGTTAGAGATAATACCGTTTCTTACAGATGAAATCACCTCAGCAGTTATCCCAAGAAATTATTGATATTATCAAAGCCACTGGTAATTATTTTGTCGGGAATACCAGTGGCATGAGTAATGACGGGACTGTTAATGTTTATCATCCGAAGGGATATTCTATTTCTGCGATCGCGGCTAATCCTATTTCTAGTGGTGAGGTAATAGTTTTTAAAGTCAATGACATTTGGTACGCTTTTGGTGAGCAAAGAACTGTAGTTAAGCAGGATATCTTGATTCAGAGAAAGTCAAGAGCGATCGTGGTAAATAATAATCACTCAATAATTACCTTAATAGGTGTTGAAGGTCTTGGGAATAGCGGACTATTACCCGGCACAGGAAACCATACAGAATTTTGGTTAACAGGTGGTAGATATAGGGAAAAAAGGATAGATAACTTGAATGATACATCAAATAGATATGATTCAAGATATTCTGCTAATACTGGGTTTATAACCAATCTGGGGAATGGTAAATATTATGTAGCCTCAAACTTATATAATCCAAATACAGATTTTAGTGATGATTTCTCTACTTTTGGCTATGATAAAGTATTAAGATTTCAAAAAAATAATATATTGACTACTATCCCTATTGATCATAGTTTTATTAATCAGGATTTATATTATCAAGGTAATGGCATTTGGCAAAGCGTCCCTGAAAATGGTATGACGGATATTTTAACTGCATTAGAATTGCCACTATATGGAACCAGCCTACCAAGAGACAAGAATTGTGTTGTCTATAATAATGTATTACATCAATATACAGGTACAGTTGCATTTGAAACCTTTGAACTTAAGACTGAGTCTTTATCTTTAATAATAGGTTTTGCAAATAAAAGTGTTGAATATGAGACATATTTGCCAAACGGCAATTCATTGTTTGCTTATAATGCGACAAGATCAGGGAACTTATCGCAATTCACATATACCGAATCTGTATCTGGCAATCTTTTGTTAATTGCATGGGCAAAACAATATATCACACACACATTTACGGCGGATAAAATATCTAATCTTACACGTATGTCATCAGATTCATTGGTCTCAAACTATAAATTAACAAAAACCATAAGTAAAACTGAAACAGTTACCCTTAAAACTTTTGGTGACACAGGAAGTAAAGATATTATTCTAGATACGGCTAGTAAATTTTATGTAATAGAAATGATTCCATCTGAACCATTAACATTAGAATCCACTGCATTTACTGTTAATCATGAAGATGTAGGGGTGAATTTTTATGAGGATATAGAAGGAATGGTATTTGATCCTTTCAACTTTATAGGAGAAAATATAATAACTTCCTACGCAATTGATAACAAAAAGCCTTATTTAATCAAAGGTGTATTAGAAGAAGTTACTTTAGTTCCTGTTAGTACCATATCAGGGATAAAAAACAGGATGAGACTTGTTTTTAATATTACTAGCAAGAAAGCTTTGCCTAAAATTAAATACAAAGGTACAGAATCTGTTTATATAGCTAATGATGGGAAATGGGGATTACCTATAAATGCTATTATTCTTGATAACGGTGGTTTCTGGAATTACTGGCTATTATCTCAAATAAACAATGATAGCTACTACAGAACAGCGAATGCTTATGTTGTCTATAGAGACGTTTACTTTAATAGCAACGAGTCTGGTGTAGGAAGTGGCTGGATTAATTATTACTCACCAGATCCATTTAGGCCTGTGCCTACAATACCAGGATTTGAATCTCAGGTGTTTGGTGAATGTTTTATAAGCGCACACCCTCTCCCTGGCTTTTTATTTAGTAAAAAAATTGCCCCAGCGCATCCTATATTACTAACAGATAATCTAGTTAATAATAAAATCTATTCTGTTAGAAATACATATACTTTACAGAATGATTATCAATTACTGAATGGTAATTTACTAAGCGATCAAATACGCTTTTCGCAATTACCTATAGCACAATGGGATATTAGTCAGGATGGAAAAATTAAATATAAGAACACTTTTTTGGTAGATTATGAAATGACAGTGCCTTATTTTGAAGGAGATCCGAAAGCATTAGTCTCCGGAATTACAGTACCTCAATCTTATAGTTACTACCCGCAATAGTTAAAAATATGAGAACTCAATACGCATCCACCCCAACACCTTCAGCCCCAGTCCTTGCTACTTCATCAGGAAATACAACGATCGCCATAGCAGGTACAAAATATATTTGGATTTACTGCCGAAATCGTAGTGGCGTAACTGATTTTTCTCCAGTAGCTAGTATTGCGATCGCCCCCGGACAATCCCTACTAATTCCACTAGCATCAACAATCAGAAAAACAGCAAGCGATATTCATGAAATTGGTGTGGTGATGGCAACCACCAGTTCTCCGGCTTCGGGTTGTGTAGTGGCCACTTATCCAGGATTTGATATTGATGGAGTCACCCCAACTACTTTACCCACAACAATTACTTTATCCTATGACTCCCATTTTCAACTAAATGCAGTGGTAGCGAACCCCGCAGCCTTACCATCTAGCAACAGAATAAATGGGATGCGGCGATATGTGACTTCTACTGCTTTATTTATGGAGTGGAGCGATCGCGCCTCAGCTTGGATTCTGTGCAATCCCCAAAATTTCAATCCTTACGTAGCGTCAACAATAGATGAGGGAGGGGCAAATGTTGACTTATCAAAAATTACCAATTATTCAGCAATAATTACCCCTGATTACGATGTTTCTGGTGACTTGTCCACACCTGTAAAATACTGGATTGTCAATGATACTGATTATTTAATTCCCCAGGGTAAGCGGGTGAGAATAGCTTGCTCAACAGCTAACAATGAGGTTGTTTCTGACGACTTCAAGGGGTTGATGAAAATTACTTTCTTGGGGTATGCAAATACTTTAACAGGAGTTTTAGATACAACTGGTATGTCCGTTGGTGGTCAGATGGATTACCAAGGGGATGTAATCACAAACTTGCTACTACCAAAAGATTTACCTGCCGGTTCTGCCTATGTGTTGCAAGTGCAAATGGCGTTTGATATGGCAGATGTTGACAACAAAGCCTACCAAGGGGAAGTTGTTAAAATTTATCCCTATCTAGCACCGCACTATGCAGAATATGACCCAGCTTACGATGACATTGGCGATCGCATTTTTCCCACCGGTGGCAAAAGAAGAATTTTACCAAATGGCGCAGGTTTAGACTTATTAGCTGATAGTGGTTCAGGCTCAATTGCCTATTACAAATGGCGAAATGTTGGGCAAACTGATGTTTTTGGGGCAAGTTCAAATACTGCAAATCAAAATGTTTTAGTTACTAATAATGGAACTTGTTTTGTCGCTAATACTGTTCCTGATACCGCAGGGTTAAGAGCCGTAATTAGTACAGTAGACAGTGTTGGACATCCAACTGCTTGGACTGGTTCTATAGCTTTGGATGGCACCAAAATTCTGAGCATCACTGTCACTCATGCCACTGCAATTAGAGCCGATTATCCTGATATAATTGCTGGTACGACTGCAACACTAAACGCGGGCAAAGTGCGAGTCTATGCAAGGATTATTGGTAGCTCCAATATTCGTGTTTTTGATGCTCCTATCATCGGAGTTAACCCCACTGAAACAATCCTTGTTGGTGCATCTGGCAGCACGATAATCACGTCTTTACCCTCAATTGATGCTGAAGTTGGGCTATTTACTCCCACCTCATTTACTAGAACTTTTGCAACTAACTCCAGTGTCTTCACTTCTGGTAATTATGAAATTGCGATCGCTTATCTCTACGAAGATACTGTCACTTCAATTTCCCATGATGTAGCTTTGGGATGTGTGATTGAATCCGGTGGTACACTCACAGAACTACAGACTTTGTTCAGAGTCATTGGGCAACCGGTTGCTGATTTAGCTGCATTGAGTTTATTGGAACTAGCTAAAATATTTCCTTGGCAGACTCGCTATGTTATTTTTGAGAATGTAGAATATAGATTTAATCCCACTTCCTATGGAGCAGATGACAGTAATTCAATTATTAGACCATCAGCAATTAATATTTCTTCTCCTGGTAGATGGATTAAAATAGCAGGAGGATCAGGTGGTGGCTTAGATTACAATATTTTAGACAAAATATTAACCGATTCTACTGGCAATGTACTGGTTAGTGCTAACGGGAATGTTCTTTATACTTTGTAAACAATCATGGCATTTATTCAAGACGCTTTAAAAGTACCTAATATTGCAGCATTAAAAGCATTAACTTCATCTACGCCAATCAAGAGAGTTGACGGTGCTTTTTATGCAGTAGATAACAATGGCGACGACAATCCAGCTTGGTATCTCTATTCTGCGGCAGCATCTACTACAGAATCTTTACCTGCAATTGTTTCACCTACAGACACAATAGGTAGGTTCATTCAGTTTGGTGGTGCTGGAGGTGGTAACGTAATACTGACTGTTAGTACATCTGCACCAACAAGTTCACCACCATCTGTTACACCGACTACAGGAGGAAAAGTATGCAAGCATTTTCAAATAACAGATGATGATTATGGTAATATGACAATACGAGAATGGACTGGTATTAACAGTGCAGGAGCTAGTGGTAATAATGGTTGGGTATACGTAACTTTAATCTAATTATGTTTAGTTTTTATCTTTGGGTATGTAAATCTGATTGTCTTTTAGTTATTGAGTTAATTAATAACATCTATTTTTATTACCCAAATATAGAAATTATTGTAATATCTGATGGTGAGATTGATGAGGCAATAGTAGAACAAATACTTGAGTTAAATGTTATTTATTATCAAGATGAACGTAGAAAAATAATTGGTAATAACGCAAACTTCTTGTACTTTAAATATAAAAAATTATTGGAATTAAGTGACGCTGTTCTATTTATTAAATTAGATCCTGATAGTAGATTGCTCAGGTGTTTTACGTTGCTTAACTCAGACTGGTTTGGACAAATATTTAAACAAAATACTCTAACAGGTGTTTATGGTTGTGCGATGGGAATATCAAGATCAACCATTATTACATTACTTGATACATTAAATGTTCAAACTAATTTTACTTATACTAATTCAAGCAATGAGTTACGAATGTCTGAAGATATTGCAATAGCACATTACTTGAATCAACTCAATATATATCCTGATAAATGGAATGAAGTTAATATAAGACTGTTCTTTCTGCCCTCTTTGTTAACAGATATAACTGCAATAATTCATCCTTGCATAGACAAGAGCTATGCGCGAACGTAATTCAATAGATAAAATTAAACTCCAAGTTAAGCGATCGCCATCAACATTCCCTTCTCCCCTCAATATTCCTGATAGCTTTTTCTCTCCAGTCATCCCCAACATTCTTGTAAAAATCTTTAATTGACAGACATTCAACTGAGGGTAGACAGAATAGGTTGGCGATCGCTAAAGCTACCCCAAATTCAATCCTAGATTCTCCAGATTCAATTACACTCCAGGAATCGTGACCAATATCGATCAGTTCGGAAAGTTCAGACTGAGTTTTTTCAGTTTCAATCCGCAAATGCTTGATATTGGTTGCGATTATTTTATATAAATTTAAATTTCTATTGAGTGATTGACCTACCAGCTTACCCATAATTATTAAAAATTAGTTTCCCTGAATATATAATAACCGATTAATTAGCGATAAATCGGTTAATTAGCGATAAACATTTTTATTAAAAGTCAAGCAAATTAGGATGTTAGTAATACTTTTATTCCTATTTCTGTTGTGGCAATAAGATTTGATTCTGGAACTATTCGCAGCCCGATCAAAACGCCTGAAGGTTACTTTAAGGCAGTAGGTTCGTTTGCGAAACAAGGAATTTTAGAATATCGCACACCAGATGGAGGAATCAGAAGAGAATTTCGCCCTGGGGAAGAAAACGAAAAAGCATTAAAAAAATGGGCTTCTCAGGTAGTCACCAATGAACATCCTGACAGATTAGTAAATGCTGAAAATGCCAAACAATATCAAGTAGGGATAACAGACTCAACAGTTTTTCTAGAGGATGATTACGTTCGAGGTGTGGTGATTGTCACTGATGCTGAAGCTGTTAGATCCATAGAAAGAGGCGACACTACAGAAATATCCACCGGATATAAATGCCGTGTCATTAATGAGCCTGGAACTTGGAGAGGGCAACATTACGATGCAGTTCAAGTTGATATTGAGCCTAATCATGTAGCCCTAACCAAAAAAGGACGTGCGGGTTCTGACGTTGCCTTGCATTTAGATAGTGATGATAAAGATGTTGCCTATCAAACAACTAATAAATATAAATCTATGGCCAGTTTAACTATCAAGGGTGCGACTTACGAAGTTGACCCCCTTATTGCCTCTGTTGTCAGCGGGCATATTTCTGATTTGGAGAAGCAAGCTATAAAAGCCGATTCTCTATCAGAAAAAGAAACCGAACTTGACAAACAAATAGCCTCACTTCAACAACAAATTGAAGAATTGACTGAGGAGCGCGATCGCTATCAAGGTCATGCTGATGCTTACGAAGTGGTAACTACCAATGCACTACCAATTCTTGAAAAGTATGGTTATGCCTGGAATGCTGACTCTGAAGAATTTGTTTTAGACAGCAAGAAAAAGAAAATGATGATGGAGGAAGACGACGAGGAAGACGAGGACGAAGAGGACGATGAAGAGGCTGAAATGATGATGCCTAAGTCCAAAAAGAAAAAAATGGACATGAAGAAAATGCACATGAAAAAGTACGATTCCTCTGATGAAGACGAGGAAGACGACGACGAAGAAAGTGATGAGGATGATGACGACGAATATGAGGAAGTGGAAGATATGACCGCAAGAAAAGACTCTGTTCCCGTCATTCTTGAAGCTTGGAAAAAAGCCGAAGATTTAGGGCTTAACTTCAAATTTGATTCTGCTTTAGATAGAGATGACATCTATCAAGCGATCGCATCTGAACTCATGCCAGATGTTGATTTCTCAAATGCTTCATCTGCCTATTTGGAAGGTGTGATAGACCGCTTGTTAATTGAATCTCAGTCAGATGATGAAGGTGATGATTTCGGTCGCGCTGATTCTGCTGATTCAGACATTTACAGCACCAATCTACAGCAAATGATTGGACTGACTCGCGGTAGTGAAAATCCTGCACAAAAACAAGCTGGGCGATCGCAAGAATTAGCAAATGCTTGGCAACAACCCTTGTCCCTTAGCAAAAATAGTTAAGAAAAATGCCTGAATTTCAGTCTATTAACACTCCACCCGGACAAAGTAACTACACCCGATACATGGCACCGGCGCTCGCCGGGATGATGTCTGGTATCGGTTCTGCAATCATGATTCCGGCGTTGAATAACTACGCCACTTACGACACTGTAACTATTACCCCACCTGAAACAGTAGACAACTCCGCTACTTACACCGTCACTATTGCAGCGATCGGTGGTGGTCAAAAGAACTTGTCTGAGTCATTTACCACTGATGGTAGTGCAACAACCGCAGAGTTAGGAACTGGCTTGTACAACGCAATGATTACAGACCCAGAGTTTTATTCTGCGGTCAACATTGCTCTAAACACTAGCACTAGCGTTATTACCTTAACTGCTCGTTCTGTTGGCACTGTCTTGACTGTTACTTCTAACTCCAGCGTAACTACTAATGATTTAACGATCGCTAAGACTGTAACAGGTGCAGCGAACACAATCATTCCTTTCGGTAGATTTGTTGGTAGACAAGCAGCCTACTATCGAGATCCATTGGAAGGTTTTGGCACGATGAGCTTAGTAGATCATGCGTCCAACTATTCTGAGTTTGGGATTACCATGCTGAGTCAAGCCACCGAGCAAGTTGGATTGTTCCAAAATGCTCAAGATGGTTATGCTTTCGGCAAAACAATGGAAATCCTGAGAAATTCTGGAACTTACAGAGGAATTTGGATTGAAACTGTTGAATCAGACTTGGTTTTTGGTGACACCGCAAGGATTCAAATTACTGCGGGTAATCAAGGGAAACTCACCAAGTCAACCAGTAGCACGGTAAACGTTTCCTCGAATGTAACTATCTTGTCATCCACTCAACAAGCTTTTGGCAAGAACATCACTCTTTGTAAAGTTGACTTTTAATTAGGAGCATTATGTCTTTGTCTGCACCAGAAATTAGAATGGATGCTCCTACTATTGGGGCTTTCCAGAGAGAATTAGAATATCGAGAAGCCCAAGTAATTCAGGCAATGAAACCCGAATTACCTGCGGCTGCTGGTAAGTTATTTCAAATTGAAGAACAGAATTTATCTTGGGCGGAATCTACCAGTTACACCACTATTGATGGTGTGGGTGGTTTTGAATTGGCGCGGGGACAAACCAGCAATTTGCCTTATGTGGAAATGGTTGGTGAACAGTTCAATCAAGGAATTTTCACATATCGCAACGGCTACAGATTTACAGAAAAAGAAGTAGCTGCAACCCTGAAAAGAAATGTTCCTATTGAGGAACAAAAAATCATGTTGGTTCAACGTGCCTACGAGGAAAAGTTGAATCAATTGCTATTATTTGGTGATGTAAAAACTGGACTTCCTGGGTTCTTCAATCATCCATCTTGGTTGCGGTCAATGTCGTTGTTCAAGCTTGATGGTACTACCATGAATGCTAACAACGTTCTAGCTGTACTAAATGCTGGTATTCAAGGTGGTAAAACAGCTACCAGCAAAATCATCAAGTATGACACCCTCCTACTCCCTGAAAACCGTTACGACTTCTTGATGAGTCAGTTCCGTCTCAGTGAATATGGACAAGAAAAATCAGTTCTCAGATATTTCTTGGAAAACAACCCCAGTATCAAAGACATTCAGCCAATGGCAGAGCTTGAAACTGCTGGACCCAATGGTGAAGCTGTAGCAATGTTCTACAAGCGTGACCCGTCCTACTTCAAGGCTAGAATCACTGACCCATTCCGCCCCCGTCCTTTAATTTCTGATGGACCTTGGGCTTTTTATCGTGGTTACAGTTTTGACTACAACGGTCTGACTGTATATCGCCGTTACGCTGCTCACGTTGTTATTGGGGTGTAATTAACATGAATAAAGTCACTCAAGAACACATCAATCAACTATTAGATTATGCTGAAACTGAAGAATATACTTTTCACGGTAAGCAGCACGTAGTTAGTTATAAATTCCCTAATGGGTTTGCAATTATCGGCGTAGGTAGTTGTGTAGATCCTGCTAATTTTGATATTGAACTTGGCAGGAAATATGCCAGGGAACAAGTTGAAAATAAATTGTGGGAACTAGAAGGCTATCTTTTGCAAAACATTTTGGATGGGAGAGTTCAGAAAACCTCAATGACAGTTGAGGAAGCAAAAGCTCGATTAGGTGACGGTTACGCTGCTGTTTAGTAAATAGAAAAATGTCCTACTTTGCGATCGCTTACCAACCCGAAAGAGAGAAAAGCCGACAAATGCCATTTGGTGTGCGCGGTGCAAGATTGTTCAATTACCAAATTGAGCGCCCAACTGCTGCCAAAAAAGACAGCAAATTAAGTTTAGCTGACCGGATAGAAATTGAAGTTGTCACTTTGAATAAGGGGACTAATTTCATTGATGCTGATAAGTGGAACAGTGTTCTCAAGCATGAAGTTAATCAGATTGCGATCGCTAATTTGATTAAATGTGGTGCGTTAACTGTTCACACTCCCACCGCAGAATTTCCAGTCAGAGATACCACTGATTTTGAAGATATTGGCATCATTCAGGAGTTAGCTGAAAACTCCAAAGATGTTGATTGGTTGTCACTAAGCCTGAACGTAGATCGTCGTCCTGAAGTGAGAAAATTACTCGCTGACAGATTACGAGATATTTCAGATGAAGTTGCGGCTATGTCTCAAACTATTTCCGGTTCTATTGCTAGTGGTAGATAATTATGGTCGTCACACGCCCCAGTTTCCTTGTTAGATATAAAAAGTTCCAGACTCAAGATCCCGAAATTGTTGATTTTGCTTTAGAGCAAGCCAAGGAGTTTGTAGCTACGTCTCTATGGGGTCAACGTCGGGATACTGGAATTATGTTGTTAATGGCGCATTTCCTGGAAATGGAAGATGCCCAAATTGCGGAAACTGGTGGTAGAGCGATCGCAATGGCTTCTGGTAGTAGTGGTTCATCTCCATCTGCTCAACAGGATGATTTTCAGCTAACAACCTACGGCAGAAGATATAAAATGCTCAAGGATGAATTGTTAGCCGGAACACTCTCACCAAGAGTTGATGATGAAGATGAATGGGATGGAAACATCAAATTTGGCATAGGTTTCCCGATATGACAAACTACTTTGAAAGGATGTCAATATTGCGCGATGCTGCTGCTAAAAAAGCCGTTGAGTATGGATTGCCAAAGGTTAGGGGTGTTTATATTCGTCGGCTAATTGGTGATGATTACCAAATTACTCAAGTTATTCCAAATCCAGTTATTGAAGAAGCTAAATATGATTTGGAGAATATGAGTAGTCTGAGTAATTTACAAGGTGTGGCTAGAGTTCTTGATATTAAGGGTATTTCTAAGCAGTATCCACGTCATGAACTAGAAGCCGAGAATATAGATTACTTGGTAGACAGTATTGACAATACTCCAGATGCCCCGCAAATGACTTGTACTTTACTGCAATTAACTGATAATGGACTAACCTGGAGTATTCAAGTTAAGCAAGATCAAGGACAGCAAGAGGTCTATATTTATGAGTGATATTAAAGACGGTTTTTTATTAGATGATTCTCACTTAGAGGGTAATGTTTTTGAGGGATTGATAACAAATGAAACTGCTGCCTCTGGCAAGGTTAAAGGGAAGAATCGAGGCAAGGGCGGACTTCCAAAATCAAATCCTAAAGTGCAAGAAAGCTAATTATCAATGTGGTGATGCTTGTATTCCTAGAACCAAGAAATGTCGTCTTAGCGAGAAACAATTAGAAAAAATTGTTCAACGTCATGAAGATCAGATCAAGGATTTACCAACGGAAAGAGTATTAATCATTGATGATAAAGGTAGGGTAATTTTATCCAAGGGAGGCGATCGCACTTCAGTTGAATTTAGCTGGGAAGAAGAAAGAAAAGCTAAAGGAGCTATCGTTACTCATAATCATCCAAATTTAGGTTTTAGTAGAGATGATGCCAGAAGCAAAGGATTTAGTTTTTCTGATGCTGACTTAGAGTTTGCCGTATGGAGTGAAGTTAAAGAATTACGTGCAGTGAGTAGTGGCTACAGGCACTCTCTTAAACCCCCTAAAGATGGATGGGATAAAAACCTTTACTGGGATCAAATATGGTACAAAGTATCCGAATCTCAGAAGAAGCATAAAAAGGAAGTCTATGACGAGTTTGCAAAGAAAATAATTACTGGGCAAATGAAGATAGATGTAGCTGAACGAGATTATCACCACGAAGTTATTAAACGGACTGCTAAAGATACAGGAATGATTTACAAACGAGAGGAAATTAAAAATGGTTGAATTATTAGAAGATTACCAACAAGTTCTTAATGAAATCGGCGAAGTATTTGTTGATGAATTTGACGCTCCTGTTTCTCAAGTTTTAACCGCGAATATCAACGAGAATGGCGTAGTTTATGGCGATTTAATCAGTGGTGGCAACTACTATCATTACGCTTCTGATGGTGAAGAAATTGGATTAAATTTCTTGCCAGATGAAACCAGAGAAATCAACGAATACGCTCAAGGGTTTTTCTCTGCTAGATACGGCATAAATCTAGATAGTGCAGTCAGCCCCTATGAGTATGTAATGGGATTTTACCGCCAAGATGCACGAGTTAAGTGTAAAAAAGGTGGTGTTGCTTGCGGAAAAGTTTGTTTACCTAAAGGTGCTGTTTGTCGCAAATTTGGCTCTGGTGGTAATGCCAACACAATGAAAGGTGCAGCAGGTAAATTAAGAAGTCCGGGAATGGCTGGAGCCGCGATCGCTGGTGGTGCAGCTTTAGCAGGTGCAGCAGCATTAGGTGGTGCTGGTTATATGGCATCACAAGATCCTAGTATTCGTCGAGGTGCGAATGTAGCAGCCGAGAGAGTTAAACGTGGTGCAGCTAAAGCGGGGGAAGAAGTCAGTAAAGGCGTTGATGAAGCGAAAGAGTCTATCAAGGCAACTGCACAGAGAGTAGAACAGCAAGTTAAAAAAGGTAGTTATGGCAAAGCCGCAGCTAGTGTGGCTGGTGGAGCAAGGGAAGTATCTAAAATAGCAGGGGAAACACAACAAAATGCAGCTAACGCATCCGGTAAAGACTTTCAACGTGCAGGACAAGCAGTAGAGCGTGGTGTCAAGGGTTCTGCTGTCGGAAAACAAGCAAAAGCTACTGCTGAAACAGTGCAAAAAACAGCCGCACAAGTACAAGCGAATGTCGAAAAAGCTCAAGGGGAAGTCGCTAAGGGGGCTAGGAAGGCAAGTCGAGTAGCCAAAGTCATTGGTGGCAGGATTCAAAAGGGTGGGGCTAAAGCAGAAGAGATTTATAACAAGGGCGAGGAAATGGCTGGAAATATCAGAAAAACAGCAGGTGATCTTGCAACTAAAGCAGCCAAGGGGGAAGTTGAAAAAGCTGCAAAATTTATTGAAAAACAAACTACTCCAAAATCTCAAAAAAAAAAGTAACTAACGAACCCGATAATAAACCCACTGAGTCCGATACTTCTACCTCTAGCACGAAAATGAGCAACAGTAATTCCAAGAAAAAAGAAAGCGATTTTAGCGGATTAAGTGCCTCTAAAGCAGAGTCGCCAGTAGAAGCACAACTCATTACTGGAGGCTACAAAATGAAAGGTCGTCCTCCCAGAATCAAAAGAGCGCGTAATCCTAAAGTTCAAGGACAATCAGCGTTTACTAGTACCAGGGTGAAAGATAAGAAAAATAAACCCTACGAACCACCAGCGGACTATCCTGATGCTACTCCTGGTGCTTGGGTTGAACCTTTCGCTACGGCTGCTGTAGTAACAAATCAAGCTGCTGTGAAAGCTAAAAAATCAAAAGGCAAGGGATTTGCCAAGGATGGATGATCATGGGACACAGCACTTACAAAATTAGCGTAGATTCAAAGGGGAAGGCGATATGTAAGATCGGAAAACAATGTGGCGATATTTGCATACCTAAACGCAAAAAGTGCAAAGATACTCGCGGTGAAGCCGCAGCTTTAGTTAAGGAATTGCAAGGGGTTAGGAAAGAATTATCTGAATTGCGTAATGAACTACGCAGCATGAGATCAGGAAATAATACACCTCAAAAGCCCAGTCAAGAACTTCAAAAATCGCTAGACAAAACATCTAAGGCTATTGCTAATTCCGTAGATATTTCCAAAGTTGCTGCTGTTGGCGCGATCGCGGGAATGTCTTTAATTGCTTTGCCACCTGCCGGATATTTAGCTTTTAGGGCAAATTATCATAATAATTTTAATAAATCTGCTGAAGAAGCAAAAAACATAGCCAACGAAATCAAAGATGATATTCCTAACGATTTAAAAGGTGGGTATAAAGGGACTAATGGTGATACTCCTGCTAATCAAATCACTTTTGTTGTAGGTGGATTTGCAGGGCAAGGCGGGGAAAATTCATTGCAATATGCACAGCAATTTGCCCCAAATAGAGGAAGTGGCGCACAAAATACCCTAAAACAATCCGCCGAAGACGCTAGTGATTCCCCTGATTTATTTGAGGATCATCACGTAGTCGCAATCAACAATAGAGACTTTGAGATTCGTCCGTCAGGTAAACGAGAAACAGTATCTATACCTATTCCATTTACAGACCAAACAATCACAGATGGAACTACAGAACAGTTCAAAACAATGTTGGAAACTTCTGTAGTCAAAGGTAGTAATCCTGTTAGTATAGAGCTTGCTGCAAAAGCCTATGCTTATAGACAGAAACACCCAGATAAACCGATTAATTTAATGGGATATTCTGCTGGAGGAATGGTAACTCATGAAGCAGCACATATTCTTGAGAAAATGGGTGTCAAGGATGTGCGAGTGGCTAACTTTGGTTCTCCCTATTGGGGATTAACTGACAAAGTTGGTCAGTCGGTTACATTCGCATCCGAGAATGACCCTGTTGTTAGCCAAGGGGGCGTAGCAATCAGAGATCCTATTCTTGTTAATAAAGTGGCTAATCACTTTGCATATCTCCAGAATCCAGATACTAGAAGGCATTTAGCAAATTTCTTTGATAGAAGCAAATCGAATGTTAAACCTAATCAAGATGTGTGGGTTCCCGGTGTTACTCCTACACCAAAAGAGCAAAGCAGTAATCTAACTCCTGGAAGTAAGCCTAAACCCAAGGAAGGGGAAACAGAAGCCGAATATAACGCAAGAGTAGCAAGAGAGAAAAAGCGTCAACGAAGGGAAGATCCTGCGGTTCAAGCTGAATTGCAAAGAAAAATGCAGGAAAGAGCTTCTAGGCAAGCAGCAAGTAAAAACGATAGTTTCACTTATCATCTATCTAGGCTTGATGCTATTAAAAAAGCTACTTGCAAAGTCGGGAAACAGTGCGGCGATGTTTGTATTCCTAAGAAGAAGAAATGCACTGGCGATCGCCTTAAACAAAAAAAGCCGTCATTGGATTTTAGTCCATTAATTACTGCTGGAATTACTGTTGCGGGTATTGCTGCTGTAACCGGGCTGACTGTTGCCGGATTAAAAATGAAGCATGATAGTGGAATTAATTTAGCAGCTAAGTCTATTAAAGATAATCCAGAGTTTGTTGATAGCGTTGAAGTTAGTCCAGTTAAAATAAATAATTCCAATCCTATTATTTATACAGCATCAGGATTAGGCGTAGCTGATTCTGAAGTAAGTAAATTTTATAATGATGAATTTGGTGATGATTCCTATGGCAGAGAAGTGTCCAATGCTTTAGGGAAAGAGGGATATAATTATATTTCTCTACCATTAAAATTCAACCAAGTTAAAGAGAATACTGGATTTGATGAAGCGGTTAAGAAATATGTTACTCCTTTACTAGAAAAAGGGTATAACCCCGACGCTTATGAATTAGCCAAGCACGTATATTATCAACATCAATTAAATCCCAACAATCAAATATATTTAAGTGGTCATAGCGCAGGTAGTGTTGTTACCAATCATGCCCAAGAAATATTAGATAAACTGGGCGTTCAATCAACCGTCATCAACTCGCATGGATATTATTCTGGTATAGAAAATCTCAAGCCACAAAATAATGTCACTATACTAGGAAGATCGGATGCGGTTGTTAAACCTTTCTATTCTCATAATCCCACAATGATTGATGGTGAACATAATGCTATGTATGAAGACCCTGATGGAGAAAATGGGTATCAGTATAGAAACTGGAGGAATGAATTATTAAATCAATTTAATTCAAAAAGGAAAACGCGATGAACAAATATAGAACAGAACTATTAGAAAGACTTGATAAAAAAGCTAATTGCAAAGTTGGTAAACAATGTGGCGACATTTGTATTCCCAAGAAAAGCGAGTGTCAGCTAAATGCGCCTGACATTCCAAAAGTATCACCTGAATTGGTAAAAGGTGTTGGTGCTGGTGCTGGGATACTGGGAATGTCAACTGCAAGCTATTTGGCTTTTAGGGCTAAATATCGGGCTGGTTTTGCAGAATCAGCGCAAATGGCTGAGGAAATGGCTAATGATGTCAAAGTTGATGATATCCCGCCTGAACAGACAAAAATTACTTTTGCTACAGGTGGTTTTTATGGATCGATGGGAGCAGAAGGCAAGAAAAAAGCTGAGGATTATTTTAGCTATAAGCTCAAAACCAATGTTCTCGACGCAGATCATCATGTAATCACTCACCGAAATGATGAGTTTAATATCCCTGAAAGCAAGCCTTTAATCAAGGCGATGGAGTTAGATAAAGAAGGTAAAAAGCCCGACCCATTGTTATTTACTCAAGTAGCAAAAGACGCTATTGTTGATCATTATAAGCAAACGCTAGAAACGGCATTAATCAGAGGTAGAAATCCAGAAGCAGTAAAACTTGCATCAGAAGTAATTGCTTACAATCGCGCATATCCAGATAAAGAAATATATTTAACCGGACATTCAGCAGGGGGAATGATAAATCATGAGGCTGCTGAAATTTTAGATAAATTAAAAATTAAAGTTAATGTTGTTAATTTTGGTTCTGGCTATTTTGGATTAACTGAAAAGGTTGGTAATTCCGCAACTATTGTTAATAGAAGTGACTTTTATTTCAAGACGATGGCTGGGGTTCGAGATCCTATTTACATTGGTGAAACCGATAAAATAGCAGACGATGGCGGTCATGCTGTGAAAATATATATGAACTCACCTGAGATAGTAAAAACAGCCAAGTCACTCTTTAATCAAAAACAAAATACTAAAAAAGATAGCATTGATAACAAAGGGCGCAAATGTGGCGATTCCCACATATCCAAAAAGTTTAAATGCAAGAAAAATGGAGAAATTCAGGAAGTTTCTGATAACACTAAATTAGCTGCTGTAGCACTAGCTGGAGCAGGGGTAGCCGCACTACCAGTCGGCGCGATCGCAATAATGCGAAGTAATTATATTGCTAATTTGCCCAAATCCGCCGAAGATGTAAAACGCCAAGGAAAAGCAATAGATCCTGGCACGTTAAAAGATTTTGGAGACAAGCAGGATATTCTTTTTTACCAAAAAGGATTTAATTCACGTGGTGATTCAACTAAATTAGAATCACACTTAAATTCACTGTTTGAGAATAGTGGTACTGTAGTCAGAGATAATAAAGATTTTAATTTTCCCAATATTCCCATTGACTCACCTGATTTTAAAGGAAGATTCATTCAATCTGCCGTTACTACAACAATTAAACCTATTTTGCATGATGGTAGAAATCCAGAATCAGTTGCATTAGCCTCTGAGGTTTATGCTTACCATTTAAAATATCCAGATAAACCAATTAATATTATTGGACATTCAGCAGGTGGCATGATTGTCCGCGAAGCATCGGATATTCTTAATAAATTAGAAATAAAACATAATGTTGCAGCGATCGCTAGTCCTGACTTTGGACTATTCAATACTAAAAATTATATGGCTATCAACTCTGACAAAGATCCTCTGAGTTCAATTCTGCCAAACGCCAAAGCAATGAAAGTGAGTGTAGAGGGTCACACTGGGGACGATTATCTGAGTGATGCAAAAACTGTTGATTTGCTGAGAAATCATTTTAAAAATAATATGAAAACTGATGCTTATTATTTAGCCCGTGCTGATGCGATGAAAAAGGCTAAGTGCAAAGTTGGTAAACCATGCGGTGATATTTGTATTCCCAAAAAGAATGAATGTAAAAACGAGTCCATAGAAGAATCTATTGCTAGACAGCAAAAAGAATACAGGGAATATCAGAAAAAACTTACCGAGCAAGGTAGAAAAAATACCGGAACACCACAAGACATATTCAGCGCGATAGGAATTGCTGTAGGAGGTGCGTTATTTAACGGAGGGATTATACTTGCTACCGCTAACATTGCCGGCGCAGCAGATAGAGAAGCCTACCAAACTAAAACGATTGATCAAGAAGTTAGCAGATTTAACGAGAATAAAGACGATGACATATCGAAATTAATAGACATAAAAGAATATATCGAAAAAGAGAAGCAGATTATTGGCAACGAAAAAAGAAAGGATCTTGAATCAACTCTCAATGAATACAGCCAAGCACTTTTAGCTGTTGAACAAGAAAGAGACAGATATGAAAGACAACTTGAGGAGTATAAGCGAAAATACTCTTCACGAAACTTTAAGCCAAAAGACCGTCCTTTTCAAGATCAGGATTTCCAGAATCTTCAAGGAACTGCGGCTGGGTTGAATATGGTGCAATCAAGGCTTGGTAGTATTAAAGAGTCTTACGAGGAACTAACAAATAGACCATTAATGTACAGTCCATTGCGAACAAACTCAGGGAAAGACGCATGGAGTGTCCTGGGGCTAGACAAAAATGCCTCCGAAAGTGAAGTTAACTCTGCCTACAAAAAATTAGCAAAACAGTATCATCCAGACTTGCATACACGCAAAAGTGCTGATGTTCAACAAAAGCAAGCAGAGAAAATGCAAGAAATAGGTCAGGCTGCAAAAATAGCGCGAAGAATATTAACTAATCGAAAAGTATACAAAAGAAGAAGCTCGGCTTATTTATTGCCACCTACTAAACCTTCTTCGGCTAAGACCGACTCTTCACTTACTACACAAGAACGGATACAGCTTCAATGCAAAATTTTATTAGCTAGAGCAACTAAAGAATCAATTACTAAAATCAGCAACGTCAAAACTACTAGCAACGGCTCATTAAGTGGATTATTTTCTATCAAGAATAAAACATTTAAGTTTGATATTAATGATAAAAATATCACCTATTCTGCTGTTACTGCCAGGATAGATAGTTTTCAGCGATTCATGCGATTTGATGCTAAAAAGAAAAAGTGCAAAATTGGTATCGCTTGCGGTGAAACTTGTATTGGCTCTCGGAAAAAGTGTGAATTATCTACATCAGCGATCGCTAAACCTTCAGAATTACGCCAACTAAAGACAACCGCATCAAAATTATTTGTTGAACAAAATCCCATCAATCCTGTTAAACAAGAAAAACCATCAAATGATTACGGGATAAACCCTGACACAAAACAACCTTATACAATCAGAGAACTCAAAAAAATAGCTAGTAGTCGCGGTATATATGGCTATGGTTCTATGACAATGCAGGAGTTAAAAGAATCGCTAACACTCAACGATAAAGATCCTGATTCCGGTAGAAGGATAGCCGAAGGTATTATTAGAAAAAGAACTTCTGCCAGTAGATTAATTGACGCTGTTGGATTGAAAGGAAAAAATAAAGGGGCTGAGGGTAATACCAAAAAGGCAATTAGTGAACTGCTTGATAACTGGAAAAGAATTGAGGCGTTATCTAAGTTCGCTGGGAATAATACCCTTCAATGGAGTGCTGCGGCTGTTGGTGCATTCTTGATTGGTACTACAGTCAGAACTTACGAAAAACTCAAAGAAGATTATCGTGATGGGTTTGATGAATCCGCCAAAATAGCACAAGAAAGAGCCGCTAAAATCAATCTCCAGCATCCAGAAGAAAGTAATGGTAAACCTGTAATCAGAAATGGTAAACAGGTGATGACATCGAAAATAAAGCAGGATAACATCACCTTCGCTGTCGGTTCTGGCAAGGGACATGGGGCTGAGGAAATTAAATCTTTATTGCTTGATGGAGAAAAGGGAGACAAATCAGATGAGTGGCTAAAAAAAAGTCATTACATCATCCCTTTTAACCTGCAAGAAACCGGTTCACCAAAGCTATCTGCTACAGGTAATCCAGCCGTTGACGCTGCAAATGATGTTGTCAATGGGTTTGGCGATTCTATGCGGAATTGGAGGCAAAAAAGAAACCAAGATTCGGTAGATTTAGCTGCTCAAATTTATGCTCATGCGATCGCGGTTGACCAGTCAGACGGCAAAACTTTAGTTAATGCAAACAAGAAAATCAACTTACTAGCACATGGTTATGGTGGTCAGGTAACAAAAGAAGCCTTGGAAATATTAGCCAGAATGGAGATCAAGGGCAGTCCTCCAGGGAAGGAAGTATTAAAACAAGTTAACGCTGTTTACCTTGGTACACCTCATTTTGGTTTTGCCGAGAATGTTTCCAGAAGACAACGGACAATAGTTAGCCAACAAGATCCGGTAGCAATGTTACCCACTTTTGGGGATGGGGCGAGACAGCAATGGATTAGCTCTGTACCGGGTCATGCTCCTAGCGATTATTTAGAAGATCCAAGGGTACGAGAATCTGTGAAAGAAGCGTTTGGATACTATCAAGGTAGCCCAGAGGAAATTAGGCGAACTCAGAGAAAGCAAAGAGCAAGATTAAGCTTTAAACCTAAGTCCAGTAAACCCACCAAACCCCCTGAAAACAAACAAAATAACAGCGATTCTTACGATATTCAGTATCTATCAACTATTCAAGAAATAGTTAGGTAGTCGTAATATCTGGACTTTTAAAAAGTAAATAAAATAGATTAAATAATATGGTAAATACAGCAGGCGATCGCTCATCTAGTTCATTAGAAATTAAGATTCAAGCCAGAGATGAAGCCACTGGAACTATCAAAGGGACACAAGTTGCTGTTGCCAATCTCAAAGATGAATCAACATTATTGTCTAGGTCTCTAACCGCAACCAGTACAGCATTAACTAATGTTTCTAATACGGCCACTCTTGCGGGTGACAGAGTTAGACAAGTAGGTGCAGGATTCCAACTAGCTGGAGTTGCTGCGGCTGGTGCTTTTGTTGGGGCAACTTCAGCGATCGGTGATTTATTTGCTGCTACAAATGCCGTTTTCTCTGTCCTCAATAATCCAGTTGCTACTACTCTTTTTTCAACCATTGGTAACGAAGCAGAATCGGCATTGAGTCAAATTGCTCCATTGAGTGATGTCCTTCGCCAAACTACTATTGTTGCCACAAAGTTTGGCGCATCCTTCGCGCAAAGTTTAACAGGAATTAATATACAACAGACGGGGCAACAAACAGGAAGCGCATTTCTAACTGGCTTCATAAATGCAGGTTTTGATAGAATCGGACCCGCACTAAACATTTTCGATAATCAAATTCGAGGTGTATTTGAAGCACTAGGTTCTGTATCAGGGAAGGCATCACAAGCCTTAAATATAATCGGTTTATTCCCTGGACAAGTAGCAGGGATTGATGAACAACTAGAGATATTTGGCTATGTAGAACAAGTTTTTAGTGGTATTTCTGAAGGTATTGCCCTAGTCGGGCAAAAGATATTTTTCTTCAGTCAAGCGATCGGCTCACTCCAGGGACTTGTTCAAAACGGTCCATTTAAAATATTAATTGGGCAAACAGTTGAGTTAAGAGAGCAGCTTTTAGCTACACAAGCCTCCTTGGTTGGTACGTCAGCTATTTTCAATAAATTTACTGGGCAAGAAATTAAAGATCCGACAACAGCCATCAAAGCCCTTGATTTACCTATCCTTGGACAAATAGAAAAACTGCGAACTGAATCCTTGGAATTAGTTGGGGTGACATCCAAAGATTTAGTCCCACTATACCAACAAGTCGCTAGTCGTATTACTGGAATTGGAGGAAGTCTAACAGATGCAAAAGACCTTGCGTTAGATTTTGCAGCAAGTTTAGGTACTTTAAATATTCCTCTATTTCAGTCACAACAAGAAATAGCTTCTATATTAACTGGACAAATTGATCAAAATAGTGCATTAGCCAAAAGTTTAAATATTACTAATGAACAAGTAAATATATATAAATCACAAGGAAGAGTAGTAGAGGAATTAAGAAAACGGTTAGAGGCATTTAGAGCAGGGAATAAATTAGCATCTGAAAGCTTGGGCGGTTACACGAGCAACATTCAAGAAATCTTTGATGAAATTGGCAGAAAAGCCGGACAACCGCTACTAGATCCGCTACTCAAACAAGTATCTATTTTTTATGAGTTTCTTCGTCAAAATCAGAAGCAATTAATTGATTATTTTGGGCAATTCTCTGACTATATGCTGAGAATTGGATCTGCCGGCACTCAAATTGTGCAGCAAATCATCAAAGCTTTCCAAGATATAGCGCCCAAAATACCTGTTCTTTTATTTGAATCGCTAACAAGTATCATGGAGTCGTTAGCGCAAGTAATTGGTGTCGTCACTCAAGCATTAACTCCAGTTATAAACACTCTCGCTGCAATGATTGAAGTGTCAGGGAGATTGGGTGGTCCACTACTGCAAATATTTTTAACAACTACTGCACTCTCATCTGCTATTACTGCATTGAATGGCGTTTTCACAGTAATAGCTAAAACTATTCCTGGGTTGGGAGAATTGATGTACTTAATAGACGTAAGATCGACTGGACTTATCAATCAATTCACCAATTTATCCAGTGCTGTTGGAATTGGTGCAAGTGGATTTCTCCTATTAGGTAAAAATCTAGAATCTATTCCCGGAGCAGCAGGAATATTACAGCAAGCACTCGGTCCAGTTGGGGGAATACTCGCTGGTTACATCCCAACGATCGCGGGAATTGGGATTCAATTAGCTGGGTTAACAATATTATTCCCTGCTGTTGGGGCATTTTTCAGTAATTTAGTCACATTAACACCTGGATTATTGAGAACTGCGGCTGCTTTTCTCCAAAATAATAGATTTTTAGCACCACTCGCTCCTTTATTGGTACAAGCATCTGTAGCTACAGAACTCTATGCAGACGTAAACACAAGAGCAACTGTCATAGGCTCTCAATTTGCCACAGCATTAAAATCAATCGGACAAGCTGTAGCAGCGAACGTTGTAAGCTTGGCATTTTTAGCTGGTGGTGTTTATGCTGCATTTGTGATATTTGATAATTTTGTTCTCAAGAATGAAGCAGTCAAGCAAGTCCTATCTGCTGTAGGAGAGGGACTGTCAACTCTAGGAAAAATAGTTGTAGATGTCTTCAGTAATCCATTCACAGCAGCGATCGCCGCAGTAGTCGGATTAGGTTTAGCTATTCGCGTGGGGTTGATTCCCCAAATTAAAGAATTATTGGTATTGCAATTTGCAACATGGGCAGGTGGAGCAGCCGCAGGATTAAATGCTTTGTCTGGAGCAGCTAAAGCATTAGGTCTAACCAATTTGGCTGCAACTTTGCTTAAATCTAGTGTGGGATTAGGAATAATTCAGACATTATTCACATCTGGCTCAGGCGCAGCGATCGCTTTTGCTGCAAGTCAAGGTGTCACAGTCGGGGCTTTAAGCTTTTTACCACCGTCACTAGCAGCGGCCACAACAGGACTCTCTGTATTTACCAAAGCATTATATCTAGCGATCGCCCCCATGCTCCCAATTATTGCCACAATCGGATTAGCAGTAGCAGCGATCGCTAGTATTGGATTAGCAGTACAGCAAGTAAAATTAGCCCAAGGTATTGCAGAGGTTGAAGAATATGGTAGACAACTTGAGAATGCGTCAGATCAATCATTAAAGCTTGCCCAAAGTTTAAAACGCGCTGGTGATGCACAAGCTGAAGCCAATAAACGAGGTGTTCAACTCACCAAAGAACAGTACGCGGAAAATGCGAAATTATTAAAACAAACCGAACTCCAAGCTGCGCGTCTTGATGATGAAATAAAAAATCGGCAGGAAGCTCTAAAGGCTATTAATGGAGATGAAAACAAAGCCGCATTACAAGCCCAAATTGATGACTTAAAAAGGCAGAAAGAACAATTATTAAGATTGTCTGGGGACGCGATTCAAACTCAGCCCAAAGAGATTCTTGATAAAGGTTCAGTATTTGAGCAACTACGGATAAAAGCTGAAGGCGCAAAAGCTGCAATCGAGAAACCTGCCGACGATACAGCATTAAAGCAGAAGTCCCAAGAATTAATAGAAATTACTCAACAACAACTTGAATTAGGTGCAATCACCGCAGAAGAAGCCAGGAAAAATCTCAGTCAAGTTGCTAATAATGCCAAAGTTGAGCAAGATATTAGAATTAAAGCCCAGAAAGCGATCGCCGAAACATACAAGAGTACGTCAAAAGTTGATGCACTTAAAGCGGAATCTGAATTAATTAACGCCCAATTAGCAGCAGGACTATTAGACTTTGCTGACAATGCTAAGGCGATCGCTGACATCCAAAATTCTGCACTCAATGACAGAATGACGAATGAGGAAGCAGCGCATAAAGCAACCATGAAACGGTTGCAGGATGAGTATGAGGGCAAGAAACTTTTACTTGAACAAGATTTATTATCTGCTAGACTTGCTGCTAGTAAAAATGCGGGGACAGAGGAGGGTAAACAACAATTAGCTAAAGCCGAAGAATTTGCTAAACAATTACAACAATTAGAAGCTAAAAAGAACCAAGATATAGGAGAAGAAGGTAAGCGAAATGCTGAGGCTAATGCGGCACTCACTAAAGAAATTGCAGATAATCAAGCCAAGCAATACCAACTTGCCAAGGACTTAGAAAAGCAAGTGCGAGATGGTTCAATTAGTGAAGAACAAGCCGCACTGCGTCAATCGTCAGAAGCCAAAAAAGCAGAATTGGCACAGCAATTAAAATCAAGTGAGGATGCTTATAAAAAACAAAAAGAACTAATCAATCAACAGCTTGAGCAAGATGTATCTACTGCCCAAAAACAGGTAAGAGAGAAAATAGAAGCGGCTGCCAAATTACCAGTAGGGAGTAAAGAATATCAGACTGCAATTCAAGATGCTGCGATCGCAAATGCAAAAATTCAAAGTTCTGAAGCAGCCAGCAAGCAAGCTCTATTGAAAGCCGAGAGGGAGTACAACACAGAGACAGCTAAATTATCGTCTCAGTCGTTACAAGCACAAGCTGATAACGAGAAAAAACAACGGGATGCTGCCATTAAATTCCTTGATACTAAACAAAAAGAGGCTCAAGATGTTCTCCAGAAATCCCAGAATCAGCAGTTAATAAATATTCAGAAATTAGAAACCACAGGATTGTCAATCAAGGAACAATCAGAGTTTCAAAAGACTAAATTAACTGGTGAACAAATAGCTCTCCAGTTGCAACAAGAACAGGAAAAATTAAAGAAATTAGAATCTCTTGAAAAGCCCAAAGGTCAACAAGAAAGATTAGCTCTTGATGCACAAATCCGGGGGTCTAGGTTAAAAACTCAAGAGTTAGTCCGACAGGGCTTAGAAAATGAACAGAAAGCTTATGACGGGATAATTAACTTAGTTAAAGCCAATATCAAGTTAGAGGGTGAAGCTAAAGAAACTAAGCTAGAAAGACAGCGATTGACATTGGGTGAAGCCGCGATCGCACAAACGTTGGCTAGACAGAAAGTTACTGATTTAGAGAAGGAATTATCCAAAGAAACTAAAAATATTGCTAGGCGATCGGCACTAATTCTAGAGCTAGAAAAAGCTAGAACCGCAGCGAGACGGGCTGCTATTGCTGATGAACTCAATGATTTTGATAACACTACTGCACAATTGCAAGCGGGACTTGAGAGTAGATATAACAAGGGTCAAGCTTCTGAGTCGCGGATTAAAGTTATTGAGGCACAGAGAGCCGTTGAACGCGCTCAGAAGGAACTTAATCTTGAGAAGGATAATGTTGACAAGAAATACAAATTGCAACTGGCACTAGAGAAAGCCAAAACAGCTTTACTTGATGCCCAAATTGCTGAACGTCAGAAATTAATTGAAACTGAGAACCAGGAATATCTCAATCAAATTGAGGAACAGAATCAAGCGATTAAACGCCAGTCAATGCTGTATGAAGTCATGGCTTCTGCGCTGACTGAAAGGAATAAAGTCTTAGAGGCAAGCAAGAATCTAGCCGCAGCAGCAGCCGGATTTATGACTAGCGAACTTGATGTTTTATCCAAAATTGAAACCAGTGAATATCGTCGTAAACAATTAGCCGAAATTGCAGCAGCTATTAAATTAGAGGCATTGGCGAAACAGCAAGAATTTGAGCGTGAGAGCCTAGAAAATCAAATACTGCAAAATAAATATGCTTTGGAGCGCGAGGCAATTCAAAACCGAATTAACCAAGCAACTAAAATAGCTGAGATTGCCAAGCAACAAGCCGAGATTGAAGTCTTTAAAGCAGATCCTCGCAATGAAAGTCGTTCCGGTAGAGCGCAGTTGAGAGCCATGGAATTAGCCCTAGAAGCTAACCAATATGGATTAGTTCAGTTGGGGCTGCAAGGGGGATTGATTCAAAAACAACAAGGTGGTCAAGATGAATTAGCTAACTTCCAAAGGCGATCGCTCGAACTCAAGCAAAAGGGTGATGAGAGACAAGCGCAAGCAGAATTGATTAATGCCTTACCACCGGGAAGAAGGCAACGTGCATCAAGAGCGTTTGAGCAACAAATTATAGAAGAAGCAGGATATGACAGTAAGCGTGGCTTCATAAATGCTGGACTAGCAAAATCCAGAGGAATAATTAAAGATAAATTTGGCATTACACCATCCATAGATTTACTTGGTGCTGTAGACCCAGAATTAGCAGGATTACTAGAAAATTTATCTCCATCTCAACAAGCAGCCGCCATAGGAAATGTCCAAAGTAATTTCAATAGAGATTTTGGTGGCACTCAATCATTGAGTAATGTTTCTTCTCCTAATCCCACTGGTAAGCCACTGCAATTACTTCCAGAATTTCAGGGTAAGTTGACTCTACCCTCACCTACCCAGCGCGGTTCATCAATTGTGAATTTAGAAAAATCTGGTAATTTATTCCAGACTGGTGTAGAGAAATTAATTGATTATTTAGATGGACAAAAGAAAGATTCTAAAGGCACTAGCTACAACATCAATATCACGTCACCAGTTGGCAATACTTCTACTTCTGGAACTGCTAATAAAGTATCCACTCTAGAAGATACTCTCAGAATTGCTAAACAGTTGGCAGGAATTAAATAATCGCTGATATAATAATATTTATTTAGCGATTGCATATGACATTTAGTATTGATATTCCTCACTTCAAATGCTTTATAAATAAATCATTTCTTTATAATTGGGATTCACAACAAATTGGATATATACCCGTCAGAGTATTTGGAATAACTTCTATTCCTGGTCGCTCAGTTGGATTTAATTTGATGACCAATCAGGGAGCGCAATTTGCTAGAGTCCCGATTCATGCTTTGTCGTGGAGAGAGGATTGCGATCGCCTACCATTGGATTGGTTGCAGTTATGGGATTGCCTAAGTTACGAGCCATGCGCGATCGCCTATTCCTACCTTTCTGAACTACGCTGCAAAACTATTCTCAAGGATGGGAAATGGTACGACGGTGAATATATGTTCACAATTGACTGGGTTGGTGGTGACTGGGCGGAAGATCCAAGTGAGCATAAATGTGGTCATGTTTTGAAATTGGATAACGGATGCTTCACTATTCAACCTAATAATCGAATTGTATGGCTTGACCCCAGTTTCATAACTGAGCCACTAACCAAAAATCCTGGTTACAAAATTCATACCCACAGATACAAAAGTGAATCATCCGGGAAGTGGGTGTCAGAAAATAGTGACAACTTTTTCTATGGAACTAACTTAATACTGGATGCAGAGATCAAACCTGCTTGTGCCACATTATGAGTATGGTGCTTTAACCAATCAGCCAATCCAGTAGACGCGATCGCAAATTCATTGTATCTTAAATAGGATTCAATAGAGCAACAAAATGATATTAAACGACGAGCAAATAACAAAGTTAGCTCAACAGGGAATGATTCAACCGTTTCAGTCAGAATTAATCAGAGAAGTCACGATTAATGGACATCCTGACATGAGTTCTCAGTTGCCAGTAATTAGTTATGGATTAAGTTCTTTTGGGTATGATATTCGCCTTAGCCCTAAAGAATTTAAAATCTTTAAACATATTCCGGGAACTGTAATCAATCCTAAACGGTTTAATCCCAAAAATCTTGAATCAGTTGAATTAAATCGAGATATTGACGGTGAATTTTTTGTGCTTCCAGGTCATTCTTATGGTTTAGGTGTAGCATCTGAAAAACTAGAAATTCCCGAAGATGTCACGGTTCTTTGCATGACTAAAAGCACTTATGCTAGAGTTGCGATCGCAGCTAACTTAACCCCCGCAGAAGCGGGCTGGAAGGGCTTTTTGACTATCGAGATATCTAATAATTGCGGTGCTGATTGTCGAATTTATGCCAATGAAGGAATCGCTCAATTATTATTTCTAAAAGGTGAACCTTGCACTGTTTCCTATGAAGATAGACGTGGTAAATATCAAGATCAACCCGAATCAATTGTGTTAGCAAAGGTTTAACATGAATCACGATCATCCATCTCATTACAACCAAGGCAATATAGAGTGTATTGACGCGATCGCCTCCGCACTTTCTCCCCAAGAATTAGACGGTTTTGTTCGGGGTAATGTAATGAAATATATATGGCGATCGCCTCACAAAAATAAAGTTGAGGACTTGAAAAAAGCGCAATGGTATCTGAGTTGGTATATATCTAGGTTGGAGAAAGATGATGCAGTTAATTAAAGATTCTCATTTTCAGGTAGTAATTGATAAAGATGCGAGTTCCCCAAACCCCCAAGTCGCTATATGGAAAGGTCAGCATAGATGTGTTGCCGAAAAGTTTTTACCCGACGATAAGACACCTACCCCAGAAAGCTGTGGAGAAGCCGTCATCAAATATCAGTTAGCAGGTGACAGGGGGCATTATTCAGTTCTCAGAAAAGCCTTTGTTAGTTTCCACTGCTTAGGTTTTCCCCATAGTGTCGTGAGTCAAATCACAAGACATCAAGATTCAGCTTTTCTTGTTCAGTCAATGCGGTATACAGGACAAAGAATTGTTGATTGTGCTGAGGGTAATATTCCTATTGAAGATGTTTTTTATTTTCGACCGGTGGGTAGTTATTGCGATCGCCAAGGCAACAAATATGATTATACCAATGCCGATTTACTGGATGATAGAGTAGGTTCTTATGCTTCTGCGGTTTTGTACAGTGAAAAGATTCAAAATGGACATTCCGAGGAACACGCTAGAGATTTTTTAGCCTATAACTTCCGTCAGGATTTTGACCTTAGTGGAGACTTACAAGCTATTTGGCATTTGCTAGACCAGCGCACCAAAGCCGATTCTCAAATAGAAGTCAGAACTCTAGCTTGGATGATATTAGATTGCTTGAAAGAATTTACCCCTGAACTTACCCAATGGTATTTAGAAAATCGTGCGGGTAAAGCTAGACTTGCTCCTTGATGTTTAACGCGATCGCCGCGCTGAACACCAAAAGAAATTATTTTTGCATAGAGAGAGATGAAAAGTATTTTGAGATTATGAAAAATAGGATTGATGATTGGCACTCTCAATCTGGACTTATCCAAAATGATCAAGTGCGATCGCCTCATCTCCAAACCAACAAAGTTATAAGCATAGAGAAGCATAAGCAACTATCACTATTTGGTTAATCCATCAAAAGCATTGATATTACTGCACTCTATAACTCATGAGTACAGAATCATTTTCATAGTGACTATGATTTAATTTCTTTTAATCCAAGAGAAGAATTAAATTAAATAGCTTGTGAGTCTGATAAAAATGATTCTGTACTCAAAGTTTACGCAGCAACGCTTTCAGACGCTTGACAATTATTGAGTAAATAGCTTAGAATGTGCATAACGGACAAAACGCCCCAGTGTTTTTCGCACTAAGACGTTTTTCTTTATCTGCCCGCTCGACCTCTACCACAGACCGAGGAAATAATAAATGAATCATACTGCAAACTTGCTCCAGTCACAAGGTACAACCGTACTCAGTCAGATAGAAATTGCCGAAACCCGCGAATTAGCGTTTGAATTTGCCAACAGCTTAGACAACAAACAACTCCTAACTCAAATGGGGATGTTCAACGCCTACGCTTGGAGAGCCGCCATAAATCACGGAGCGCTCTACTACGAAGTGGACAAATACAGAATTAGTTATCCAGAGTGGAACAACTTGCTCAACTGCTCACACCAAGGAAAACTAGAAATTGTTGTGGCTACTGAGTGGCTACAGGAATACATGAAGGAAAACTGGAAAGGCGCGTGCCACAGTGAAAACACCCTAAGAAAATATCGCAAACAGCACGTAGGACTAGGATTAATCTACTTTGACATCGAGAATCGCCCCAAAGGCGCATATTGGGGAAGTAGAAATGGGGAGAAGGGACACGCCACAGCTACACCACCAAAATTAGAAAAAGTAGACTTGCCCAGAATCTTGATTTTCTATCAAGTTTGCGATCAAATCTACAGAGACAGACTAAACCAAAAACTCATGAACTCTGAGGACGTAACCGCGTTCGACTGTATGCCCTCACATGGTGGCATGGTCATGGTTGAACTGTATAATGCTCTGAATATCAGCGATTTTCGGGGTAATGTTGGAGCATCAGAAATAGTTGCCCAAGCACAAGAGGAAGTAGCGATCGCAAAACCTCGCGTAGCTTTCAGTTGGAGGAATAACCCTAAAAATTACTTTGACCCGGCAATTTGGAAATATTTGGTTGAGAGTGCCAAATTTGTAGCCAGTCAGGTCAAGGAGGTTGTTATAGAAATAGCTTCTGAACTGATGCCACTTGGCACTCTTGATGAAGTTCCATATTAATAACTAAAAATATGACAGAAAGAATACACCCAGGCACTATCGAAGAAGTAAAAGCGCGTGCTGATATTGCCAAAATAATATCAGAATATGTAGTTTTAACTGAGCAGGGTAAAGACCTCGTTGGTAGTTGCCCATTTTGTAAGGAGCAACCCAAAGCTAGTTTTCGTGTTAGTCCAGTCAAAGGTATGTACTACTGCTTTAACTGCCACGAAGCTGGTAATTCAATTAAATTCTTAATAGGTATTCAATCTCGACCGTTCTCTGATGTAGTAAAAAGCCTAGCAGAGAAGTTTCAAATTCCGGTTAAATTGTTGGGGAAATAATAGCGATCGCACAAAAAGCACATAATTAGGAGGAAATAATGATTGTTGCAGGAAAATTAGAGGTAACAGCCAAAATCACTGAACTACCCAAATCATCCACTGACAAGAACGGGTGGCATGAGTTCTTTGTGAATTGTGACAGCACGAAAATCAGGGTTAAAGTAAAACCTAAAGTCTGGAATAAGCTGCTTCATGCCGATGCAAATTACCCTATGTGGGTGGCATCAATCACGGGTAAAGTAGGTGAACCAATATCAGGCGGTTTTAATGTCATCGAACCTGCTATCCAAGTCTACGAGAAAAAGCCCAAGCCCCCGAAGGAAGAAAATTAATTGATAGGCGATCGCATTGAATAAGCGATCGCTTATTATTTCCCCGCAAAATGACGTATTTTTATAGCTTTTAAAGTGGTAATCATTTAAAATAAATACTTATTGCTGATGTTTTAAAGCTGTTTATTTACAATATATTCTTGTGCAATTTGAAATTGATCGTAACAAGATAAATGAATTAAAAAATATGAGTAATTACAGAAAAACTCATATTTGCCAAGGCACTTCTGTCTCCATGTGGGGAAGATGGATAAGAGACATACACTCCCCTGGCATCCGAACTTTAGAAGATATATCCAAGCATGGTGGATTAAACCCAGCAGAATTAGCGATCGCTATTCTAGAACTTCGACAAGAATACCTGGAAAGTCAATCTTCTGATTACTCATTTGAGCGTCAGGTGGAAGAGATGAGTGAGGAGCAGTCGAAAGAACTTTTAGTAAAGTTGTATAAACAGATGACAGAGTGTGGGATAACCCATCTGCCTGAGCGTGATTCTGATAAGTGTACGCTTCCTGAGAATGTATTAGTTAGCTAATATTTTCTATCCACCCATTTATTACTAAATGGGTAGATACTATTAAACAAATGCTATAATTCCAACAAATTACTAATTAAACTATGGCTACCAAGAAAGAACCACTAGAAATAATTGAGGAAGTTAATACTTCAGATTGGCGATCGCTTCCTGTCGTTCCCGTACTAAAGAGCGATCGCCGTCAATTATTAATTGATAATCTTGTACCAGCAATATTATCAGGGTTGAAACTTGACTTGGACAAAATACCAAGCCAAGAACAAAGAAACAAGATTGTTAACTTTGCTGTCAAATTAGCAAATGATGTAATAGCTGCAACTAATTAGGGTCTGGGTATTACGCCGTTACAAATGTAGCTGTACATTCTCTGACTTGCGCTATCTACCTCGCGTCTAATAGGCTCAAACTCAAGAGTTTCATATTCTTCTTTCCCCTTGAGTTTACCCTTGTAAGTAACTGATTCAGACTTATAAGCGATCGCGTAATTATTGCAATCAATAACTACTTCGTCGTCAAACCTGTACCCGTGAGAGAATATTGTCACTTGCAGGAACGGCTTACTCATTCCACCGGTGACAGTAATATTTTTCTGAATATAGAACTTTGCTACTACTTTTTTCCCTTCCCTGCTTGTCTCATTCCTCTTACCCAAATACAAAAAAGATGGCTTGGATGTCACTGTCAAGCACTCTTGCTGACCTGTCTGAGGGTTCACCCAGTAATTTGCACAGGATTGAGCAGCGGCAGGGGAGTTAAAAGTACCAACCGAAGCGATCGCTGGCAGTAGTCCCAAAACAAGTCCTAAGAAGTATTTCATTATTCCCTCTGAATGTGTTATTTATAAATCAAGTATTATTAATAATATTACGGAATTAACCACTTACTAATAATTAAGGATGTCTGATAAACCCATATATGAAAAACTAGAAACCGAGACACAAGTAGCTTATGAAGCTTTCTGTGTTTATCGTGATATGGGTTCATCACGGAGTGTCCCAAGGGTGCGAGATGAGATCGGTGGTACTAGTAGAAGGTTAGAACAATGGTGTTCTAAGCATAGTTGGATTGCAAGAGCCGACGTTTATGACACAGATCAAGAAGCGATCGCTCGACAAATTTTAGAGGAAGAAAATAGAGAATCATATAGAGAAAAGTTAAGAAAATATCGCCAAGAAAATGAAGAAATTGGCAATGCACTTCGAGCAACTGCCGTAATTGTATTGAAGAAATTTAGAACATTTGCTAATGAATTAAATCCCAAAGATATTAAACCTAGCAATGCTGCTAATATAGTTAGGTCAATAGATACTTGTTTGACGCAAGGCGATCGCTTGTTATCCGATTCTTTGGCAATAGAAAAACTATTACAGCAAATGAGTTCTGATGAGGAAGAGTAGAGCTAAAGATATTATCCTTGAAGATATATATGCCGAAAATCCTTTGGTAAATTATCATTCGCAAAAGTCGGAGAAGCGATCGCATAAAGCCAAGAAAACTGCACAAGATGAGTTTCTTGAGCAAGTATGGAAACCTCAAGACGGGTTTCAACAAAAAGTGTATGAATCAGAAGCAGATGAGCTTTTAGTGGGTGGCGCGGCTGGTCCCGGTAAAAGTGCAGCCCTGTTGATTGTCGCTACAAGGCTTCACAGGAATGCAATTATTTTTAGGCGGGAATATTCTCGTTTGAAAGACATAATTGAAAAGAGTCGAAGAATGTTGAATTCTACCAGTGGCAGATATAACAGCACCGATAAAATATGGCGACTTCCTGGTAGTAAAACTTTAGAATTTGGTGCGGTTCAATATGAAGATGACAAGGAGAATTATCGGGGGCGTGAACATGATTTAAAAGGATTTGATGAATTAACAGAATTTAGCCAGACCCAGTACGAATTTATTATTACTTGGAATAGATCATCTGACCCTAATCAAAAATGCAGGGTAATCTCAACTTGTAATCCTCCATCCTCAACAGAAGGGGCGTGGATTATTGATTATTGGAGTCCTTGGTTAAAAGAAGATTATCCAGGCGATCGCGCATTACCAGGGGAACTCAGATGGTTTGCAACTTTGGATGGTGAATCAGTAGAAGTTCCCAATGGGGACCCGATTGAACATACAAATCAGGATGGGATAACAGAAACTATTATTCCCCGTTCTCGCTCATTCATCCCTGGGTCACTGGATGAAAACATCTACTTGCGAGATACCAATTACAGGGGGATGTTACAGCGATTACCTGAACCATTGCGATCGCAGCTCTTGTACGGTTCATTCAAAACTGTTGCTACAAAAGACCATCCTTGGCAGATTGTTCCAACTGAATGGTACGATGCGGCTGTAGCGAGATGGACAGCGATCGCACCAGCACCACAATCTCATTTAGGAGTTGATGTGGCACGGGGTGGGGATTGTTATAGTGTGATTGCACCAAGACATCATCACTGGCTTGCACAGTTGATTGAGATTCCTGGTAAAGATACACCCGATGGTGATACTTTGGCATTGGAAATATTGAAGGTAATGCGATCGCAGAAAACAGAAATTAGAATTGACGTAGTGGGTGTTGGTAGTTCACCCTATGATTCTTTGCGGCGAATGAATGTTGAGCCAATTCCTATTAATGGTGGTGCTACTGTTAAGGATGAAGATGGCAACCCAAGAAAAGACAGAAGTGGTGTTTTGCAATTCTATAATTTGCGATCGTATCTCTACTGGAACATGAGAGAAATTCTTGATCCTAAATATGGGCTAAACATAGCTTTACCACCTAATCCAAAACTCAGAACACAGTTATTGGCTCATAGATGGTCGGTTACAAAAGGCAGGACTCAATTTGGGGAAATTAGAGTTGAGAGTAAGACCGACCCACTTCTTATGAAACGACTTGGTGGGCGATCGCCTGATGAAGCAGATGCCACAGTTTACGCTTTTGGTGAGATAGAAAATGAATTGTCTTATGAGTGGATGCGGGAAATTTGAGTTAGGGGAATTTACGCGATCGCTATAAACTAAATGTAATTCGCTAACCAATAATATCCCAACTTGGTATTTCTATATTTACACCTATTGGCATTTATTGAAAGTGCAAAATTGTGTATTAATTGTGATATAATAATTAAACCAGCCCACGAAGGAATACTAGACATATTCCAGGTGGTTTCGCTGGTTATCTTTCTCCTGTACTAGCAGGTTACTCAACATGACTAATATATCATTTAATCAAGAATTAGCGATCGCGCTTTATGAGTGTTCCGATGATTTCCCAGTAAATTTAGACGACGCATGGCAGTGGCTAGGCTATTCCAGTAAGCAAAAAGCAAAAGATAAGCTGGTTCGGAATTTTGAAAAAGAGTTTGATTTCCGTATTACCCAAATGGTTGAGACTAAGCCAGATGGACGTTTTAGCCATCGCTACGAAAAAATAGAGCTATCTATAGATTGCTTTAAATCACTCGGTATGATGGCTGGTACAGCACAGGGAAAAGCAATCAGGAAATATTTTCTTGAGTGTGAACGCATAGCTAAAACAGCAAAACCTCACGCTAAAGTTTTAGGAGCATACACAGAGCGTGTCGAGTGCATGATGCTTGACTGCAATAAAATTCCTCACGGTTACTGGTGCGTTCTCCATGAATCAGCTAATTTGCTGGTCTATGTGGAAACAGTGCTTAAATTGCCTATCAACAAATCAGACTTGCTAGATGGCAGTATTGGCATTACATGGTCAAATCATCGCAAGGATAAGTCTTGGGCTGGCGATCGCGTTAAATACTCCTATCGCTTCCCTGATGGTCGTCCTTGTCAGCCTTGGTGTTATCGAATGAGAGAGTTAGAACACTTTAGATATTTTCTGGAGGACATTTATAAACCACTTTTGATGCCAAGATATTTAGAGGACAAATACCCTAATCTGGTTCACATTTAGATCGCTGGTTGGGTGGGTGGGATAGCGATCGCAACTTTCAAATAAAATCAAATGGAGTAAATATGTTCATAGCAAAAGTATTAGAAACTGAAGATAGACTTGATGCGACATTATTCCAGTCAAGTTCAGAAATCCGAAAACAGTATCCGCCCGGTAGTATTGTATGTCCTGATTGTGGATCTACTGTGTTTGCGAGAGGCTCTAGTAAAAGATTGACTCATTTTTTCCATCAGAGAAAATGCACATCAACAATCAATAAACACGCAGAATCAGCCGATCATTTATTAGGTAAAAAAGCTTTATACAAAAAAATGATTGGTGACTTTGCTAAAGAAGGGATTGATGTTGCTGTTTTTTACGAATACAGATTGCCGGAATGCGGGGAGAATGGGCGTATAGCCGATGTACTTGGGTTACTACCTTGCGGGTACAAAATAATATACGAATGTCAATTATCTCCTATTACACCAGAAAAGCTTGAAGAAAGGACTTTGGACTATGCAAGTATTGGAGCGGATGTTATCTGGTATCTCGGTAAAAGTGCTGACAGTTACCAAAATAGAGAATGGTGTATCGATCATCAAGGTGAATCATTCAGTCTTGGCTATAAAACAATCAGCCAGGGAGCAGAATGTTTGCATCAAGAGTATGGGCAAGAAGTTGCTAGAGAAGATTTCGGAACTACGCAAATGGATGAACAAAAGCTGGCTTGATGAACAATCTTGTCCATACTGGGTTAAAGAAATGATACTTTTGAGTGGACAAGCAATTATTCAAATATTGAAAGAACGACGCTACAAAAATCTTTGGGCAGAATTTTGTTTTGGGAGGATAGGAATAACACAACATAATTTCTCAAATTTTGTAAAATATTTAGGATGCGATTTTGTGTCTAGGCAAATTGTATCTGATTTCCTCGTCTATATAATTGAAATGCATCATTCATCTGAAGATAAATTACCTATAAGTAGGCTATCTGTGTATAGACTTGTAGAATGCTGGGGGTTATTGTCGTTAGAAAAAGTCAAAGCTGGCATTGCTTTCTCTGAGCATAATTCTATTGACGTTAATCAAACTATATCGTCTTGTTTTATCAAAAAGAAGGGAGTTGTAGAGTTAAAAAAAATAAGGAAAATATCCCAATTAAGAGTTATCCCTTTTTCTGAACTTGCATTAGATCAAATGAGAACTCATGCAAAGCAATTCAAGGAAGCTAGAAAAAAAGGTGATTTTGGAGCATTAGGAATTTAGATATTTTAGTCATAATATCTTTCTTTATACAACTTGCGATCGCCAACAATCATAACTTTTATTTATGGTTGATTAAACACCCAAAATCTTTAGGTACAAAATCGCCACTGTAAAGACGGCATGACTCGTATTTACAGTGGACATAGAGCGATCGCCCCTATTTATTCCTCACTCCATCCTGCTAACCGATCTTTAAGCTGATTCAATTCTGCTGTCACAAAACCAATTGTGAGACCTAAAGTATATTCAACACTCTCTTTTCTATTTACCGCGTTTCTGTTCCCGTATTCCAGCCTTTCCTCTATCCTTTCAATAATGCTGTTAAACTTTTTAATTTCTTCAACTGGAATACGAGCGATACCAACTTCTTCATTCATAATATTTGTTTTTTGTTTTAGCTATCAATTAATATTATACTTTAAGCAGTGTTAAAATTATTCCAAAACTATGACAAGAAAGAAAGTTAAAAAGATTAGTTTCAATAAATATTCAATCAAGATAATTGTTGATGATAAAGTTGCTGGTAAATTGTTAGCGATCGCGGACACCAAGCTAGATTTTCATGTTCTCCAGGTTAAATTAGACAAGAAATTTTGGATTATTGAGGAGATAGAAATTATCCCAGAATTTTTAGGTAACGGATTGGGGACTGAGTTGTTAACTTTTGCTATCAAATATTTATGTTTCCGGCAAAAACTTCCTTTGCTTGTCGTACCTCCCAAAAACGAATATACCGAAAAACTGATAAACTGGTATAAGAGATTTGGCTTTATAGAAACACAGAAAGGTTATTTGATAAATACTGGAGAATGAGATAGAAATTATGGACGATTTAACCCAGAAACTTCAATCACTACTCGACGGTTTTGGTAACAGAGGCAATGCCAAGATTGAAAGACGACACGACGGTTTTTATTATATAAGTCAAGCTATGTCTGCTCATTTAGATAGTGAGTACCATAGCGCGATCGCAATATTAAAGCAATTATTTATTTAGGGGAAACTATGATTTTAAACGATGCCCAGATTACAGAATTAGCTATTAATGGAATGATTACTCCATTTCAGATTCAATTAATTAGAGAAGTTGGTATTTGCGGTCATGCAGAAATGCCCAGGCAGATTAGAAAAGTTATCAGCTATGGCTTGTCATCTTATGGATATGATATTAGATTAAGTTCTAAAGAATTTAAAGTATTCAAGCATATTCCCGGTACAATTGTTAATCCCAAAAACTTTAATCCTGATAATTTAGAATCTGTAAAATTACAGCATGACTCATGGGGCGACTATTTCATTATTCCTGCACATTCCTATGGACTGGGTGTAGCGATCGAAAGATTGGAAATGCCATCAGATTTAACAGCAATTTGTATAGGAAAATCAAGCTACGCACGTGCGGGGATAATCGCAAATCTTACACCAATAGAAAGTCAGTGGCGTGGAAATTTAACTATCGAGATATCTAATTCATCAAGTGCAGATTGTCGGGTTTATGCTAATGAAGGTATCTGTCAATTGTTGTTTTTAAGAGGTAAGCCCTGCGAAGTTTCCTATGAAGATAGACAGGGTAAATACCAAGATCAACCCGAAGAAATTGTACTAGCAAAAGTATAATTTTCCCTCATTCAAATCATGGGAGTCGTCAGCTAATTCCCAGCGAATTTCTTTTTCTAACAGCCTAATCCAGTTGGCTTGCTCTATTTGCGATCGCCAACTGAATTTCTTAGTTTGAGTGCGTGGAAAGCTACGGATGCGATCGCTTTTTGAGAAGTATTTCGGATAAATGCACTCGATGGGATTCTGTCACCACATAGGTCAACATCCCAAAAGTGCTGAGGAATAGTGTGAGTTCCAACAACAATAAAGATACCAAAATAGTTAAGTTTCTTTTTGTTTTGACTTCTGTACCCATATTCCACCGAAACCAATGTGCGGTTTTATTTTCTTCTTTTGCGGATTTTGAGCCAATTTTTGAGGATAAATTTTTCAATTTTCTTTACCAAATTTTTAACTTAGGATACCACTAATAAATTATTATAAATGCTAAATTATTTTTTATTCTTGCTTCCTAAAATTCCCAATACATTAAGCCCCAATAAATAACTAACTAGAGATATTTCAGCGATCGCTAGAGCTTCGGGAATTTCTTCTATTTTAAAAGATTTTATCTGAGGAAGTTGATCTTTGGAAAAATCAATCTCTACGCGGATAGACTGAATTACCATTAACCAAGTAATTATCAGCGCGAAAATATACCGATAGATTCTGCCAATCTGATTTTCCATAATTAATAAAGAGCGATCGCCTGTGATCGCGATCGCCTAAAGCTAGGGTGCATCTATCATAAATAGATGCCCTGATTATAGCAAGTTATTGGTTCAGATGTGTCAATAAAAACTTCATGATTTTCCAGCTTGCACCGTTTCCAACTACTTCCATTGCCAATGTTTTACGCTCTGGTAGCCAAATTTTATCTGCCGTTTCTTTATCCCCAAAAAATCTTAGGCAAGCGCAAGGCGTAACCGACTTAACTATGTTGTCAATCAGAACGTTTGCTTGATTCCAGTGGTTGTCAGCTTTACGTCCAAATGCCCGGATTGTGAATGATGGTTCAGATGGTTGATAGGCTCGATTATTTGCTTTATTTGCCCCTATTCGACGTATCAAACAATTGTTGGTCATACCCTTACACTTCTGCTGATATTTGGAAAGAAATATCTCTGGAAGTGTAGGAATTAAATCAGCGATCGCTTCATACCATCCCAATAGTCCAACTTGAGGTAATTGGATATCGCTAATCTCTTGATTCCTGGCTGCTAACAGATACATTCTTTTCCGAGATTGGGCAATACCAAAATCCTGTAGATTTAATATTTGGGTAGTGGTACAATATCCTTGGGTGGTTAATTCCTCCTCAATCTGAGTAAAGCTCTCAAAATTCTTGTAACCTGCCACATTCTCTAGTAGGAAGAATTTTGGGAGTTTTGCTTTAATAATCCCAACTATGGATTTCGCCACAATTAAATCATCTTCTGTTTCACCTGCTTTTGAATTAGCGATAGAGGCATTCCTGCAACTGGGCGTTGCAATTATGCAATCTACATCTTCTAATTCATTGGGGTCAACATTCTGGACATAATCACAAATAATTTTGCTGTGGGGATGATTTTTAGCATAGACATCAGCGATCGCGCGATCGCACTCAATCCCCCAGATATTAGTCCCTAGTCCGTGTAATGCCATGCCCATGCCTGAGCATATTGAACCAATTCTAATCATTGAATTTAACTCCTAATTTTTCAATCATTTCATCTGACAAATATCTAAACCCTTGGGGTGGTAAAATTCCTGCTTCACGCATCATTGAAAGTGGAATTGGAGTGATTCTTTTGGGGTTTCTGATTCTAATCCCGTAACCCATGCGATCGCCTAAATAATCCCAAATTTCACGGGAATTTAAGCACAAGCTTGATTGGTAATTGTTGCAAAAAGTTTGAGCATCTTTGCAGAGAATTTCAACGGATTCACAATAGCCAACTATCTCTGCTGTTGGAGTAGTTTCATAAATTAAGATGTAATCAAAAGCTGGTTGGCGATTTTCTTCTCGGACACCTCGCTTTCTCAACTCAATTGTTTTCTTCCCTGCAAAAATATTTTGACTGTGACGTGGGTGCAAGCTAATTAGCAATGTTTCCATTTTATCCTTCCTGATTTTCTAGTAATTGATTGTTTGCGATCGCCACCTCTAACGCTTCTGTCACTTTTTCTTTGTCCCCAGAGAACTCAAACAAATCAGAAGAAATTAATACTACTGATGGTTCACCGAATGGGAAAACCATTTGCATAACAACTTCTGTTTCCGTGAGGTTGTAATGGATAGCTGAATACTGTTCAAATAGTTCAGTCATGATTTTCTCCTATTTAAAAAGTGAAAGTTGGATTGAATTAATTTGATGTCTGTGGTGTTTCTCTAAATACTCCATTGCAGTATTGAGGCTGGGCGTTACTGATTCTGCCCAGCGAGGTGGAGCAATTTGTTTTTTCTCCATCTCACTACAGCATTCGTCAAATAGGTTGGCAGCATCTAGAAATGAAGTCACTGCATCAAAAGCCAATCTATTTAGCTTTGCTCTAACTCTATTCTTGGTGGCAGTATTTGAGCCGTTCCAGAAAATAGAGTTAAACACCTTGCTATAAGCTTCCGCATAGGATACGAAAAGGGTTAATTCCAGTTTCATGGATATTAGTAATTCATGGTTGCTAGGGATTTTTTCTAGTAAGCAATGAATTACACACTGAGGTATTAGCATTAAAGTAAATCGGAATATTCTGGAAATCCTTCCACCCTTTGATAGTCGCCGACGCAAGTATCGCACCAGTCCTCAAAAATGTCACCGCTTCCCCTGCAAAAGGGCATCAGCCTATGACATCTTAGACACTCAAAATAATCACCTGGATTGCAACCCCAAGAACACAATCGTGACCGTGTTTTTCTGGAATGACACAACAAGGGAGGTCTTCCGATAAAGCCAAGCGCAACTTGCTTGGAATTTAAAATTGCTATTCGTAAATTCATGGTTTCTCCTAGTACAAAAAAGTTGTCGAAGGGTTTTCCTTCCCTAATCTGATGTCAAACACAGCATCATAACATTGTCGCCCTGACATCATTTTGGGCTTTCTTGAAAGTGCGTTTATCATGTCCTTCCCGTTGTCTAATTTCTTGGGAGTTTTACTGCAAGGAACTCCATTAATTAAATAGTCAACTCGCTTGGGTATACGATAAACGTGATGGATATGTGCATCCAATTCATTCCAAACTTTTGCTCTTGATTGAGCGCAATTCCAATCTAGTGGCATCAAGAATAATAATCTTGCTGTGGGATTATCGGGATTGAGTAATTTGAGTGAGTGCGCGATCGCCTCCATGCACAAACTAAATGGTGGATTAGTAACAACCAAATCATAAACTCTTAAATTGCCTTTGATTGTGAATGTTTCAAAGAAATCCATTCCTTCCCAGACGACTAAGCCACGATTACGTCTATCGTTCCATTCAAGTATTTTTCGAGCGCGAGATGGCTTTATTTCTACTGCGTCAATATTGCGATCGCTGGGCAGATATTTAACAATTTGTCCACTTCCTGCAAAGGGTTCAAGGATGTTTTTGTCTGTTGGTAATACTAAACTTGCGATCGCCTTAGCTTCTTTGTCAGGAGTCTCGTAATCGTCGTTAGTAAACTCTTCAACTGACTGAGATAATGATAGCTGATTCATACAATTTTGTCCAGTATTTTTGCTCTGAAGTTGTGAATATTTTTGCAGTATTCTACAGCTGATTTAGGACTATGAGAATAAAGACTTTTTACCATTTGAATTTGCCCTGGTAGCAAATCAGGGAAGTTTCTCAGGATTTCGTTAATCCCAGGAACTACTTGTTTTTCCTGTGTAACTTTAGCAAGGCGATTCTTTATTTCATCCTCGCTCACATTGAACAACTCGGCAGTTCTTTCAACGGGATTATTGCTTATTCTTTTAAGAAGAATAGCGTCATCTTCAGGAGTCCATATTCTCGGTTTCAATGGCTTCTCTTTTAGTTGCTGTGGAATAGGCGATCGCCCATTAAAGAGAACTGTTCCGCGCATTCGTCTCTTAATTCTTCTGACGGTTGCTTCATGGACATCAAGTAATTCTGCTGCTTCTTTTGAGGTTTTTTCTAAGCAGATTTTTATTTCAGAATCCGTAAGGTTCTTATGCTTTCTTATTTTCTTGGGACTAACACCAAGAACTTCGCACCGATGCTCTGCTTGTCTTCGAGTAACTTTCAGAGTTTTACCTAGTTCTGCGGTAGTGAAATTACTGCCGAAATTAATTAAGTATGAATCCTCTTCAGGACTCCATTTTCTTCCTTTCATTCTTCTTCCTCATACTCTTCTAGTTGCGGATAGTTTGTGGCTGTTTTATTGAGTGCTGTAAACAGGCTTCTTGTGATATGCCTTTCTACTTCCAATAACTGAAACTTTTTCTTGGATAATGCTTCTTGGCATTCCCCGTATTTGACAATTGAATTTGTAGAAGCAGCGGCTAAATAACAAAGTTGCAGTATTTCTTGTTGAAGCCATTCTTGCTGTTCAAGCATCATTCTTAGGCTTGGATTCTCGTTCACAGGTTTGACTCCTTTTCGATTGGATGCCCAAGTGATGAATCTAGTGATAAGCATTTTGACAAGTGAATGCGATCGCTTTCCAATGCTTTTAAATTGTCTAAAGTCTGGTTTATATACCATAATCTTTGTCGAACCTCTCTCAATTGTTGGTGGTAGTAATCGCCGTAAATCTTGATGTCCTTAGTAGCTAATTCGTGGGAATATTTTTCCTGAAGCTGTTCTAGGTAAATTTTGAGTGTTTCGAGTTTGGTAATGTCCATAAAAACGAAAGTCCGCATTCAGGGAAAATAACAACATGAAAAGTTTCGGGAATATCTAGCTCTTCTAAAGTGAAATTAGATAATGATTGGGAATCAAAAGCGATCGCATCTTCCCGGACAACTGCATGATTGTCATAACCTGCATTGACATTTTTGAGTTGATAGGAAGTTAGGGTGAATGAGCGATCGCTTATTTTCTTCATTAGTATTGGGGTTTGACTAAGTTTTTGAACTCTGCGAATTGAGAATTGAAAAGTAATTTAATTACTCCCGTTCCGGTATCTCTGCCTTTGGCAATATTTAATTCTGCAATGCCTTTGTCTGGAGTATCTTCGTTGTAATACTCATCTCTGTACAACAAAAATACAAAATCTGCGTCCTGCTCCAAAGCCCCCGACGCTCTCAAGTCACTCATCATCGGTCTTCTGTTTGTCCGCGCATCAACACCTCTATTTAATTGAGCTAATCCAAATACCGGACACCCAAAGCCATCCTCTTTAGAAGATATTTCTTTGAGAAACCTCGATGCTTTTGTTATCTTTGCGTATTCATCATTAGCCCCTTCCTCTGTTCCTGCTAAGATGTGAATATGATCTATAAATATCGCGCCTGGATTACTACCCGTTGTAGCGATGAAACGGCGGATACTTGCGGCAACATCAAGAACATCCATCTTCTTTTTGTCGCAAATATACAAGTTTGACTGTTCTTTCTCGTATTGAGCCATAGCCAAAGAAACTTTCACCCAATCATCTTCTCTCATCATCTTTGGTTGTTTCAAGACAGTCCCTTCAATTCGACTTTCCTGCGCTATCAATCTCCTACATAACTGCTCCGCGTTCATTTCTAGGGAAAAGTAGTAAATATCTTTTGGCTGTTCGCGTGACATATTCGCGGCTGCTTTTAAAGCAAATCCCGTTTTACCCGAACCTGGCCTACCACCAACAACTATGAACTCATCTTCATTAAAGCCACCTGTTTTGTCGTCAATATCATAAAATCCTGATTTAATTGGTTGAATTTCCCCTGCCAGCTTCTTCTCCATTTCTGAATACGTTTCCTGCATATATTCAGAAACGTGAACCAACTTTGGGCGATCGTCTACGAGTGTTTGGGATAAGTTAAACACTGATTTTTGGGCTTCATCTAAAACCACTGAAAGTTTTATCTCTGTGGCATAAGCTAATTTGATGTTCTGCTGGGAAACACGAATTAACTCTCGACGCAAGTATTTCTCCATAACCAGCCCCGCTAAAGCATCAATATTCACTGCGGAAACTGTGCAGTCAACAAGTGCGGCTAATTTACTTCTACCACCGACTAGAGTTAAGTAATTTTTCCCAGTAACTTTATCAATCTTGTCCGTCAGCCACAATGTTACAAAACGTAAGTCAGTTGGCTTTTGCTCTCTATAGAGTTCAAGCATGGCCTCATATATTTTTCTGTGATGCTCAAGATAAAAGATTTCTGGAGAGATGCGATCGCATATTCGGGTGATAGCTTCAGGGTCTAGTAGTATCCCCCCTAAGATTGCTTCCTCAGCCTCAATATTTTGGGGTGGCAAGCGGTCAGGACTGTTGCTTGCGAAGTCTAGTTCATTTTCGGTAAACATGGCACTTTATCCTGGATTTTAAAAGGGGTTGTTGAAGCGAGTTATTTTGACCAGTCCCAAGAGGGGAATTTTTCTTTTGCAAATTCGTACCAAGGCTTGTTGTCCTTGTCTTTGGCGAAAAAGACTTCTAGACTCCTAGCAGCACGAAACTTTTCATGCAGGATTTCGTGGTATGAGTCATGCCACCCCTTGATATGCCTGGGAGTTTCCGCTAATTCCTCTGCTGATTCCGTAGAAACTTGGTCTACAGGGCGATCGCAGTAAGTCATTAAGTTTGTCCATCCACCCTTTGTTTGCTCCCACAGATTGATAGTTGCGATCGCCCAGTCATATTTTTGAGCCGGTGTAGCTTTGTCTTTTACTGCCAGTTGAGTTGCGAGTTTTTTGACAACTTCTGAGTTGAACGTTCCAAACTCTTTTGTTTTAGTGAGCGATCGCCATGGCCATCTCCATTGACTCCATTTGTATTTTTCGTTGTAGACAGCTAACAGTTCCGACGGTGGCTTTGCATCTGCCAAATCAGGACTATCTAAGCACAAATCTACTAATTCCCACACATTTGCAGCTTGGGCGTAAATGTTTTGAAGCGGGCGGGCGGAACACCCGTCTCCATGAGGGGTTATCTGTTTTACCGAAGATTCTGTTTTTGTAATCAACGAAGCGGTTGATTCTGAACTACTCCTCTCTTCCTCTTTAATTGAATTTAATTCAATTAAGTGCGCTTGCTCTTTTGTTAAAACAGACTGTTTATTAAGACTGTTAGAAGAATATAGATCATCCTGTAAATTCAACGACTCGTGCGTTTTTTTTACTAGCTCGTGCGTTCTTTTTACAGGTTCCAACGTTTTTTCTACTGACTCGTGCGTTCTTTTTACCGCCTCGGAATTTTCAATGCTTTGAGAGTTCCACCACTGATCTAGGGATGATTGAATTAACTCAGTATTGAACTTATATTCCTTGGTTCTGTCAAAGTCATGCTTTGATTTTCGAGAATCAATAAACTCCCATACAATAAGCTTCTTGAGCGATCGCCTAATGGAAGAATCGCCATAAGCGTCAAGCATACCTTCACTTATGTCTGTTATTGTCTCGTACAGCCATAAACCAGGCGGTTGCATTAAGGGTATATTCCCTCTTCTGCTTTGCTCGTTATAGCTTTCTACCCGCTTAATTTCTTCTAGTCTACAAATAGTCCAGAACTCAAAAAGACTGAGTATCTGGGATGCACAATCATCACCCTGGCAAATTGCCTGATAATCTTCGTGGCGATAAATGTATTTCCCATAATGCCTTATAAGATGTTTTGCCATTACACACCTCCAAAGATGTGCAACAATTCGCCCGATCGCTTGACGGGCATAGAAATATTCGATATCATCCAAATAACTCCTATGGCTTTGAGATGGATTAGGGGTCGCCCCTCGACTACTTGCAATAGTGCGGGGGAAATATTGAAACTACTCTGCCAATAACGACTGAGCGTGTTTGAGAAGTTCATCAGCGATCGCGGGATTACTGTCAAGACAGTGAGCGATCGCCATAAGTGAGGTTTGCAGTTTAACAGGAACTCTACAAACTGTAGTTTTTCCTGATTTCCATTTGAATTTAAACTGTGATTCCAATGGAACAGGGATTGGTTTTGGGTTTGACATATCCCTCTCTGTGTTCTATGTGAATCATGATACTCTAATCGCGTGTAACAAGTCAATAGGGAAGTCAAAAATCTTTTCATACTAAGTGCAAAGTGGTGTAGTGGATATGAAAAAAGCGCAAACTTATGGAGTTAATTCAAAAAACACCCCTTTCCTGGTTGCAGGTCTAGGCGCGATCGCAATTTTTCCCTGCCCCTGAAGTTCTGCAAGGATTTTGCTGACTCCTATAGTGCATCTCCTGAGATTCCCTAGATGCTGAGAAATTTCTTGTTTATTCTTGGGTCCATCCTTGAGAAAGTTCAAAATTTTGTGATGCGGTTGATTGTTGTTGAAGTCAAAAAATGCTTTTTCGTTAGTAGTAGACACAAACTTTTCTCCATGCTCCTGATAATCGAAACAGGAAACAGCATCACCTCTGACCACTAAAAACCGTAGACAATAACGTATGCTTGTCTTGCTTTTCTTGCCTTTGACCTTGCTATAGATTTCTGTAGCAGAAGTTATTTTATCGCTTGCATCTAAAATCGCTTTTACTTTTTCAATTGTTGGTAGGCGAGAAACGCAAACACCCCGATATTTCTCTAGAACTTCAGCATGAGAGTGATGAGCATAAATTCTATTTCTTTGTTTACCGACATAAACAATTTCCCCATCTTCTACCAACCTTGTTGTTGTTATCCAAGTTGAAGTCGGGAGCGATCGCAGCTTCCTAGCAATGTCTGATAATGAAAATCCTGCATTGTTTCTTTTTAGGAGATCAAGAATTTCCTTCTGTAATAAACCGCTGCCAAATTCCCTGTATAACTTAATTTTTTTCTTGATTTCCTTGGGCTTATTTTTGATTTCTTTGGGTTTATTTTTGATTTCTTTGGGTTTATTTTTGATTTCTTTGGGCTTATTCTTGATTTCTTTGGGTTTATTCTTGATTTCCTTGGGCTTATTTTTGATTTCTTTGGGTTTATTTTTGCGGACTCTAGGAGTTTTGAGTTTAGCTTGCTTAACTGAAGATGGTTCAGTTTTTGGTTGCGATATGATAGTCAACCGTTGTTGATTTCTCAATGTTGTGACGCAATCCAAGCATAATATTTTAGACTCAGATTCGTGATTACAGCCTCGATATCTGTGGCAGCTTCCACATCTTCCAAAAGTTTTTTCTATTTGTTTGACTGTTATATGTTCGAGTGTTTGCAGCATGGTAATTATTTGTAGTGTGTGGAGCGATCGCTAATTAAATGCGATCGCTTGCTGAACTTACGCAGATGGTCTAATCTGGTCAAGATAAAAGGCTTTAAACAATTTGCCTTTTACTGACAATTCAATGAAGCTCCACTTCGCTCCTGTGGGGGCTAAACTTGGGGTATAGAACTCATGGAAAATTGCCTCTACCCAACCATTTGCTTTGGGATGTTTATATTGAATCTTGTCCCCATTTTTCAGATTGGATTCTACTAATTGAGTAGATTGTGTTTGTGTTAGAATAGTCATTATGAGATTCCCCCTAATGCTTGTTGAATTGTTGTTTAGCAGGCATTATTTTTTGAGTTTGAACTACAAAAAATAGAATGCCGAGTAAGGTTATCAGCATTGATTCAAGCCCGATAATAAATAGAGTGAAAATCCACAAGTGATATTGCATGGCTAAAATAATGATTGTTGAGCGCTTGCTTTTCTTGCACCATCGAGATAGGCGATCGCTTCCTGTTGAAGTGCCATAACTAAGTCGTAATCAAAGGTATCTTGAGCGATCGCATAGGGTGAGGTTGGGCAAGGGTAAGCGCCGTTAATTTCACATTTTCCAGTGATAGTTATGCCGATATTCTCTTCTGTGTGTTTGAAGGAAACGCCGATTATTTGTCCTTCTTCCCACTGGATAGAATCAAGCCCAATTGCATTTATCAGAAGTGGTAAAAGTTCATCCATGCTGCCGTAAAATTCCTCCCTAGCTTCTTCTTTGGAGGTGAAAGTAGCGGAAAACCAACCGTCTTTAGCTTTGTCGTGAGCTACTTCATATTCGATGGTAATTAGTTCAGCATCTTCAAGTCTTTTTGCTTTTACTTTGGTAATTCTGCGTTCTGCTGATGGGCTTACAGTGGCTATTTCTTCTAGCGGTTCAAATGCTTCAAGATGATCAATTACTGGCTCTACTGGTTTTGTCGCTACTGCTGTTGATTTCATGATTTATTCCTTGTTTGGTTGACTAATTAATTGCAGGTGTCCAGGGTTTAACGCCTCTACTCCAACGAACAGATGGAGGTTCTTTCTTGCGCCCTGGCAGACAGAAACAAATAGTTGCTGATGGTGTGGTCATGCGGAAATATTGATGAATTTCCCCTGCTTCTCGCAACTCCTTAATTGAATCCCATAGCTCAATGTTGGAGATTTTCAGCGCTTGCTTTATCTCAATTGCGAACATATCGCCTTTGTTTAGTTGAGCAAGAATTTTGTCTTTTGTTAGTTTGTTTGTGGACATAAATAATTAGGGGCGATCGCTTACTTAACTTCTGGAACTACAAGCTGAAATCTAATGTCAGGCTCTATCTTTTTCTCACTTTGCAATTTTTCAAGGCAAATATAAATGGCGTTCAAGGTGTGATTCTTGTTGAACTTATTGGTAATTTCCTGGTAAGTGGGCTTCTCCCCAATAAATTCAAGAATTTCTGCTTCTAGATCAACTTGCTGCTGCATTATTTAACCTCGATTCAAAATGAAGCCCATAGGCTGTGTAGCCACCTTTTTGGAAAGATAGGACAGCGATCGCCCAAGCAGTTTTAGAGAATTTATTGCCATAGAGCATCCCCATTCCCTGTTTTTCAACTAAGTCTGCGGTGGCTTTTGCTTGTGTGGCCATTTCCTCAGAGATAAATTGTTGAAAATTTATCTGTTGAAGTCTCATGAAAACTGCGGCTTTTAGGCTGGGGATTTTGTCAGGTTCAATCCCTGTGTTGCGTTCTAGGCTGGGAAAACATTGGTCGCTTCTCCCTAATCCCAGTTGTCTTTGCTGCTTGTTGAGTTCACTGGCAACTGACATTTTGCGGCGGCCACTGCCGCGATGAGATTTAGTTTTCATGTATTCCTGTTGCTGCTGCTTTTTTCTGATCACGTATCTTGTCGAGGCGCTCTTTTCTTCTGGCATAGTTCCCGAATGCTTTGGGAGTTAGTTCTTCGGGAATAAATTCTTTTGGCTCTGAAAGTACGTGTAACTCCTCAACGGGTACGCCCTTACGCACTCGGTCATATTCGTAGACTGGGACTGTGTAAGCGATGCAAGCTCCATTCTTCATGTTTATTCCCCGAATATCATCTGACGGTTTCCTTCCTTGCTGGCAAATTTGGTTTTGACAACTTCTAGATGATCTGGCGTTAGTCGTGGGGTGTGGACTAGAGCCGGTTGACTTTCCCAAAACCCGCTATCCTTTCCGTAGCCAATACTGTCTAACCAGTCCCAAGCTGCTTTGGTTGACTTGAACCCGAAGCGTTTTTGAATGTAGGTTATACCCACGCCTTCAAAAGTGCCATTGTTGGTAATGGTGCGCTCGATGTATTCATTGCGGGTAATTACTGCGTCGGGTCTGCCAAGTGCTAAAGGTGCTAGACCGGGGGCGACGGTTTCAAGCAAATGAACTGTTGCTAATAATTTGTGTTGGCTGTTAGACAATCGCTCTTGAGTTCTAGCGAGTTCTAACTGCATTTCTAATTCACGAAGGCGATCGCTCTGTTGAGGAATTACGGTTTCAGCTTCACGGGCTTTGACTACGAAGTATTTTTTAGCCAAGGATACTTCTGTCTTTCGAGCGTCGCAGCAAATAGCTGTCATGTAGCATCCGTATCGAGACAACCTATAGTCTTTGGCGTTTCTCCCTTTACTTTTTATTGATACCAATAAGAAGTGGTCAGAAGTCTTGTCTTGGTTGAGTTCTAGATTTTCGATAGCTTCTTCAATGGACTTCTCGAAATTTTGCCATAGTCCATAACCCATTACTTTCATGAGGTCACGGGCTAACCAGTATTCGCCTTGCTCATCTGTGCGGCGAATACTATCAAATGGGCTTGTGTCGTTACCTGTATTTATCGCTAAACTCACGCTAATACCTCCAGTATTTCTTGCTCTGAAAAAACTTTGGTTAAACCGCTATTCTTTTGGTAGTAGAGGCAAGTCCAGCCTCCTTGACGGTTAGGACGGATGACTTTGTACTCAGTCTCGCCTACTTTAAATTTTGTCCCTGGAGCGATCGCGGTCATGCTGCTACCCTCTCAGCATCTTCACTGACTTGCTCTATTCCAATCTGTAATAATGCTTCAAGCATTGCGGTCTGAGTCATTCCCTTGTCAGCAGCGATCGCTTTGACTCTAGCCAAGAGTGCAGGATGGATTCTGACCATTGGGCGATCGCTGATAGAGATATCTTTCAGCGCTGGAGGTAGTGAAATTTGTGCCATATTTTTAACAAATTTGTAACTGTTTCCTATAAGAAATACTATAAACAATTTCATTTCTTGCGGGAAACATACTTAATATTTCTTAACAAATGTTTGCAAATAGCTGATTTTGTGTATACTGAGGGATACAATAAAGGTAGATAAAGATGTGTGCAAACATAATGAAACTCCGATGCAATCAGAGCAGGGATTAAAAGTATTAGGGAAAATAATTAAATCTAGTATTGAATATCGTGGGCTAACTCAACAAGAAGCGGCGGACAAAATTAGCTCATCCACTGGTCACTACATTAGCAAGGGCGGTTTAAACAAAATAATGAACGCCACTACTAAAAATCCAGAATGGAATACTTTAGTTGCGATCGCTGCATCTAAACTCATTACCTGTGACAGAGGCATCCCTTTAACAATCTATGATTTCATAGATATTGCCTCTGAAAATAGGGTGACGGACATGGATATTTTGATTAAGTTAATAAAATTAGAGTTACAAAATCGTGGCTGGACGCTTCGCCGAATGGCTGAAGAGACTGGGATTGAACTTGCTGATTTACTTGATATTTCTGAGGGACGACAATCTGAGGATTTTGAGGGGGATTTAACTCTCTTGGCATTGGTGCTGACAAATCCAAAGACGCGGCGAACTTTCACTACCGCTCAAGATATTGCTCAATTTTGTGGGATAAAAATTAACCCTACTCACACTGATTGTGAGCAGGATCATTGCTTGGGGCTAACTTAATAACTCACGGGAAATTGTCTTGACTAGCCGTGCCGGTTCACCATTCCAAATTACCATTCTGGCATTGACAGTCAAGCGGGCATTTTCCCCAGAAAACATCTTGGCTACGTAGGAATAATTTCGCAATTCCTCGTCTTGGCGAAGGCGCTCTAAATATTTATCCAGTTCCGACTCTATCCAAAAGTCGGACATTTTTTTGCCTAACCAATCGTTCGGGTGGGCATTAGAGGATAAAACAATCTGGGAGTTAGAAAATAGACCTTTGTGGTCTGACATCCGCACGACTCCGCAAGCCCCATCATACGCCATACACTCATCTATCAGGTCTATGACTGGAACTAATAGATTTTGACGTGGTGGAATTTCTATCACAGTATTCATGAGCAGCACCCTATCATAGTTCAAGGGAAAAGAAGTTACTTTTCTCCCTACTGCTATTGTCACCATTTTTATATTTTTTGCAATTATCCCTGCTCGGATTTCTTCGCCAATTTCTGAACCGAGGCTCATTAATGCTTTAGGTAAGATGTTGCGGGATTTTACCAGCTTCGCGCAAGTAGGAATGGTTGGACAAGAAATATACAGACTTGACGGCAAGGATGTGATGCTGCATTTTTGGAGGAGTAGGGCGATCGCTTGAACTGTGATCATGGGGGGGGGTGATGCTGTTATGTTGATACTGGATGACTGCATGCCACTACTGGAACTGGCACGTTAGACAAGTATAATATATGCGACGGTTATTATTTTAACTTGTTTCAATTATAGGCTAAGTGATCGCAGTGGTAACTATTTATTGATCTTATACTCAACTACGTAGTGCCAGTCAATCCAGAATTTGAAACAAGCGAAAAATATCATTAAAGTGCCATAGCTTCGGTCAATGTAGAGCGATCGCCAATTGAGTAAAGTTATCTGGAATTTCACCTCAATCCCGTCAATAGTTTGCCCGTTATATTTGCCTTTGGGAAGTTTGTTTTTGAGTTGGTTCACGGTTTTTAATAATTGTATTAATCTATAATATTATACATATTTATGATCAAAAAAAAGCCCCTGATTTCTCAGAGACTAATATTTGAACTTTTACTTTTCTTGCTTCAAAAGATTTCTCATTTTGCGATGCAATTACTCCTCCTAAAACTGCGTTGTTCATGTTTTTATTTGGGTAGGCGATCGCTATCTATTGATTACAGGTTTTGTGAAAATCACATGGTTTGGTATTTTTGTTGTAGCGTGAAATTTATACAACGTAACATTAAACCATCCGAAGGGGTATTCCCCATCTTTGCATCCATGACAGTTAATAACTATCCATTTTAAATCAATGCACAGCCAACCTTCTGAACTAATCTGTATTTGCATTTGCATTTCCTTATTTGATAATTGCGATCGCATTGAGGAGCGATCGCAATTGAAGTTAATTAGTATGGAGGATAACCAAATTCATCATCTTCTGGGTTTTGTCCTGCCGATTGAACAGCCGCATTAAACTCATTCGGATTGGGTTTGCCTTCATCTTCGGTAGCAGTTTCTTTTAGTGACGGTCTCCAATCCTTGACTAACTCTCTGCTGAGTTTTATTTGCTCACTCAACTCACTGCCGTTTGTCACAAGAGAAGACATGGTAGCTGGTTTATAGCTCTCAACAACAGCTACATTTGCTGTGTTAGGAGCTATGCCCCGCACGGCATCTGTTATTGTGGGTTCATAAATGCAATGAGCATGAAACAAGTCCCCCATCGGTTTATATGGCTGTTTCCTGCTTTGAGCGTAAGCTTTCTCCATGTCACAGCAAAAACCACCTCGATTTGTCTCTTTAGTTTGATGTTGAAGCCATGAGGCATTGAAAGATGCGCCACTTGCCCCACCAAGGGATATCCTGATTGGCGCAGTGTGACAGGGTTTATTGTCTTGTCCTAAGACGTAGCAATAACTCCAACTTGCTGTTTTGTAGAGATTTTTATTCTTCCAAAAATCACTGAATTTTCTCATCTCGCCGATGAGTTCGTTTTTTTCTCTCATCTTCCCAGACAAGAATCCTTCGTTCCTGCTTTTCAAGTAAACAGGGGTGCTAGAGAGGATTAATAGTCTTGGCTTTAAAGTCATCAAAACAATTTCTTTGTCGCCACTAGGCCACTCATGTTCTACTATTTCCCAATTTTCAGGGAGATCAAAGGAACATGATTCTGCATCTTTTTTAGTTATCGCAAATCCGTAAGGAAGAATACCAGTTCTTCCAAACCTGGGATTAATTATTAGAGCAATTGGCGGACGCTCAGAGACTGGTGCGGAAAATTGTTGATCTTCAAAATCAGGCGCTAATACTGCTGTGTTTGTCATCGTTTTGTCCTGCTTGTTATTATTTTATCTGTGCGGAGTTGATAAGGCGATCGCACCCAGCCAATTGATAATAGTTAAAACTTGAATTTGTGGTAGCTAAAATAATTATGCTACCTTCTATTTTAGCAGTTGCGATCGCTCAAATATTTTAACTAAAGCGATCGCGGAAATTACTAAACTGCTACGAGACAGGGAACTTTATCGCGCCCACTACCTCGTTCATCACATACCAAATCTTCTATGTATTGCTCAAATTCTGATCGAGCTTCACTAATTTGATACCCTTGCCAGTTGCAGTGACGTTCACACTGGGAATAAGTATGAGCGCGAAACACAATCTGATTATTGACCTTGACAGTATAGGGCTGGGTTAAGCTGCTGAAACTAACGTCTTCATACTTAATAACAGCTTCATTTGATTGCTCATGGAACAAATAATCATCTAGTTCAATTTCTTCTACTACCTCTACAGTCTGGGGTAGTTTGCGAGAATAGACAGTGTGTGTCATGATTGATTAGACCTTTTAGGTTGTGGGGCGATCGCTTACTTCTTTGCCGGAGGGGCGATCGCTTTGCTTATACAATAATTCTATGTCCATAGAATAAATTTGTCAAGCTATTTTTGAAGATTTTTCTTTGTTCTCAATAAAAACAGCCAAACCCCTTGCTACAGAAGGAATACGAACTACTTGCTCTAGTAGCTCACTCAGCTTTAAATTAAGATTAGCAGCATATTCCTCATACAATGCGATCGCTGTAGGAGTGAGGTTAATGTGCTTAGAAACCTTCTTTTCACTATATTTCTGACTTCGTGCCATATCTCTCCTTTCTATGTCCA